TTATGCGACATCGATCCACTCAGCGCCACGGCTGTCGCGGTATAGGTCGGTCATCTTGGCCGAACGGTGACCCAGCAGTCGCTGTGCGTCTCGACCCTCTTCCTCATGCAGCCGAGCAGCCAATGATCGCTGTTCGTGAAAGGTTGGCGGGCTGGCGCCCATGTCGAGCCCAAGCTTCGCAGCGGCTCTGTCACGCGCCGCCGCGAACTCTTTGCTGATTGTGTCGAGCATGATGGGAGATCCCGCCTTTGCGCGGCTGATTGTCCGGTGGTGGTGCACCAGGTGCTTCGACAGCACTCGATCCCGGCAACGCCGTATCACTTCACCCAGGCTCAGGCTGATGCATTCCAGTGTTACGCTGGTGCTGATCCTTAGCCTGGCCCCCGTCTTCGATTGGACGACCTGCAGGAATCCGTCCACCTCATCCCTGAAAACGAATGAAGCAATGTCCTCACGGCGCTGACCGGTTATAAGAGCGAGTTCCATGGCGCGCTTGAGCCATGGCTGTGCAGCCTCCTCATATATCGCTTTCCACAGCTCTAGCGTTAGGCGCTGGCGCTTGATCTTAACTCGTGCGGCTTTGGTAGCTTCGACTGGGTTGGCTTCGACCCAGCCCCTGGCCATGGCCCCCATGAACAGGTCGCGCAGTAGGGAGCGCATAGCCCTGGCCATCTGGGCTTTACCCTCTTTAACGTAGGTCGATAGGTAATCCGCGATGTCCATGGTCGTCAGCGTGCGGATACCGCGCTCTCCGAATGCTTTCTCGACCCGGTTCAGTCGCATCCGAAGGTTGCGCATGCTCGATTCTGAAAGCTCCCGTTCCTTCAGGTCTGCCAAGTACTCGACGATCCACTCGCTGAGTTTCCGATCAGGCGCGCTCGATTCGGGCGCTAAGCGCGCTGACAAGGTAGGCGGTGCGACCTGCAGGGCCATGTTGGCGGAGACCGCCTCAGCGATCGCTTTTGCCTTGTCGCTGCCCAGGCCAAACATCCGATTGCTCACGGGGTCGCGATACGTATAGTAGGTGACCCCGTTACGCTTGTCGGTCTTTCTGTAGAGGTTGGGCGGTAGGTCCTTTGATCCAGGATTACGCGGCCTGGGCGCCATATCGTGCACTCGCAATTCGATTAACAAGGGAACTGCCCACTGGAACGCGGGGCAGCGGCTCTGGCTCCCGGTAGCAGGCATCGGCCTCAACATAGTAGCTGCGACCGTGCTTTACCGGGGCCGGGGTGATCAGGCCCTCACGGGCCCAACGGCGAAGAGTGTTGCTGCTGGGCGGCGTTCTGAAGTGATCGTGCGCCCATTCGTCGAGGGTGACTTTGCACATGTTGGTCTCCACGCCGCCGGCGGCGGCAGGTTGGTGGTCAGGCTGCTTTCTGTGAGTGCGCAGCGTCACGGCGGCGGCAGATCTGCACCTGCAGCCGATAGGCTCGGAAACGGCGGCCGTAACCTGGTGAAATCTCCGGAGCCAGGTTGGCCAAGTCCTCTTCCAGCATGCCGAAGTAATAGAGGTGCTCCCCGTCACCCACCCATTCAGGCTGGGCAGTTGCCCAGTCGCGGGCTTGCGCGCATGGAAGGCAGGTTTTGAAACTCTCCATCGAACCTTCCCAGCAGCCAGCCACCAGTTGGTATCTTTTCCCAGGCTCGATATGCCCGCGGCATTCGCAGCAGGCGTGGCGCTTCCTGGCCACGGGTTCGGTCGTGGTCTGAAAATCAGACATGGTTGCTCCTCGCCCGCGCATGTCGGCGGGCTTGAGTAGTAGGGGTAAGGGGTCAGGCGTTTGGGTAACCGCTCGAAATGCGGTCAGCGATGGATTCGAGCCTTTCGGCCATGTGCCACATGTCGTCGTTGTCGCGCCGGCTGACAACGAGCGACCTGGCGCAGTTGCGGTGCATGAGGATGCCGGCGGCAAAGCGCAGTAGAGTCGCCTCCAGCTTCCGGCGAAGGTAGCCTTTGCGCGGGATCATAGGAGGTGCGCTCCATTTTCGAGCAGCCCGTCGCGATCTTCGCGAAGCCTGTCCCGCTCCTTGACCAGCCGCTGAATGCCGCGATACAGGTACTGGGCAGTCGTTTCCCTTGGGCGCAGGTCACAGGGCTTGGCGCCTTTCAGCACGGCCTCCAACTCATGCAGGGTGAAGCGCTCGAGCATCTCGCCCGCACCCACTGCATCATCAGTGCGGCCCGGCGGATGAACAGGACATGGCCAGCGCAGCGAACCATCGCCGGAAGGGCAGGTGCACTTCTTCACTTCGATCAGGTCGGTCATGACACCACCTGCTGCGTGTTGCAAAGCACGACTTCTTCATCATCTAGGGCCCGCACAGGACCAAGACTGGCCAGGGCTTTGAGAGAAGCAGCGCGGTTTGCCTCCAGAGCCTGTCGCTCGGCCGCCATCCAAATGGTCAGGCCCGTCCCGCTTCCGCCGGTGCCGCCGTAGCTGGAGACTGATTCGGCTTCCTCCTTGGCCGACTCAAGATAGTCCTGGGTGCGGCAGTGTGGGCACAGGTATGTGCAATCCTCTGGGTCGTAGCCTTCGCCGTCCCCGGCATAGAACAGGTAGCCGCCTGGTCGGCACTCCCAGTCGCCCACCGAATAGCCGCATGCTGCAGCTTCAATGTGTTCAGTCACAGCTCATACCTCTCATCAATCCAGCGCCCAGGCGCCAGAGCGGGTGTAGGTTCGGGTTGGGTTTCGTGCGGGGAGAGCTGGCGCTCGTTGCCGGCCTGCAGCTGGCTGTCGGGGATGCAGCTGATGCCGACCCCATTCAGCAGGTAGCAGGTCACGCCGCGCTGGCTGTCGTGCTGCACGTCGATGACGTTCTCGTGTGGCTTGGGGGCCGCGTTGGCGCCGGTGGCTAGCAGCAGGAGGCAGATGGCAAGACGGGTCATGCACCCACCTTGTGGCGAACCCAAACGCAGATCGGGCCGTCCTCTGTGTCATGGATGGAGAAGATGAACCAGCCATCGCCGGCCGGCTGGCTCGGATTCCAAGTGGTGCAGTCTGCGTTGCCGTCGTGGTACCAGGCTGCTTGCAGGGTCTCAGATGCGTCGTACTCGAAATCTACCTGCTTGATCTCCAGCCCGCGCTCATCGAACCAGGAGTACGGTATTAATTCATCGTCGGAGGAAGGCCAGGCCGGGTCGGTCCAAAAGCCATTTTCATCGCGCACAACCGGTACAGGCTGGATCAGCTTGGTTTCTTCAGGCATGACGATTCCTTTGCCGCCATATCGCGGCAGTGAATAGAGGGGAGAGGGGTTACAGCGGGGTGGGGTTACTGCTTGAGCGCAAGGCCCTTCACGGCTTCGCTGTAGATGAACTTGATCTTGTCCCAGGGGATCACGTGGCGCTGGCCGTACTCACCCTCGCCATCGCAGATCTCGCATCCTTCGGCTGGCTCCTCGAGCTCCGCACACTCGGGGCATTCGCGGGTAACCTCCAGCTTGAACTCACCGAGCAGCATGGCCTTGGCGCCGTTCTCGGCGGTAAGTTGTCGTGGCATGACGCAGTAGCCTTCGGGGATCTGAACAACCGGCGCGCTCGGCTCTGCGCTGGCGGATAGCATTTCATCGATTTGCCAGGTTCCGTATCCCGCTTTCTCCAGGCATGGCTGGCACTCACGCAGCAGCGCATGCGCCTCGGCCAGCTGGGCGCGCAGGGTATTCCCCTCTGCCACAGCCTTATTTGCTCGATCAGCGTTTACGTCCCCGCGCTCGCGCAGCCGCTCAACCTCGGCAGGGTCGGCGTGGGTGAAGAGCGGCCCCAGCTTGGTGATTTCGTCGAGGCAGGCGTTCCAGCCTTTGTCACTCTCAGAAAGGAATGAGGGATCTAGGTGATGCATCTTGCGCTTAGGCAACGCCAACGGCTCGCCCTGCTGCGACTCGGCTGGCGCGGCTGCTGCCATCGGTCCCAGACCAACAATCGGCAGCCCCGTCTCCGCCGCATCCCTCTCTGCCTCTTCTTTGGTCCACCAGAAGGCAGTGCCAACCATCCAGGCTATAGGGTCGGGCTGGTGCACAGCTGCTGCGCGCTTGTTCCACTCTTTCACTGCCTGGTCATGGCCCGGCTGGTCTTCGCATGCGTGCTGCTGAACTCCGACTGGGCCGCGAGCAAGGCAGGCTGAGTGCTCGTCAATTCGGCCCTGGCAGATGACGACTGAGGCATCGCTGTCGAGCTGCTCAACGAAGGCATCTTGCTGACCGCAGTGCGGACACGGGCTCAGTTGAGCGGCCATCTCTGTGTTGCTGGATCGGTTTTCTGTGGGCATGGGATCGTCTGTCCATTCAAGATGGGGTAGCCGTACGGCTACCCCTGTGTTGGAGGGTTACGCGAAGTGCCAGAAGCCGTAGTAGTGGGCGATGGTTGCAAGGATGACGGCAAGGAGGAACCCTGCGCCAAGTGAGCTATTGATTTCCTGCTCGTGGTACTCCTTGCAGCGTTTACAGATTTTGCTAGGCATAGCTATTCCTCTATTGGGTCATGGAATCAGGTAATGACTCACATGCATTGATAGTGGGAAGCGGATGCCCCCTATTCTGGCTGTCTCAGACTGCCGTTCGTCGGGTCTATTTTTTAGGCGGCTATTGATGTGGCAGCGCGCCATGGATCGTTTGCCCGGGCAAGGGCCGCCATAGGCGGCGGGCTGACGCTGTTGCCGCACATGTGCACCTGCTCGGTCTTGGTGAACGGCTTGCCGTCGGCGCCCTTGTCGATGATGTAGCTGGAGGGAAAGCCCTGGGCGCGGTAGAGCTCGTGCGGCTGCAGCATGCGCAGGCAGATGTCGACGATCACGTACGGGGTGCCTTTGAAGTACACGGTGACCAGGCCCAGGCGATCCTTGGTGGTTACTGTAGGTGCCGGTGAGTCGCAGCCGCTGATGTTCTCGGCGCCGTAGTAGCTGATGAGGAAAGCGGCGACGCGCAGGGCGCCCTCTTCATGCTCTGCAGACAGCTTGTACTCGACCAGGGCGTGGTGCTCGGCGCCGGCAGTCATGGTTGGAACTGGCTCATCCACTGCGCGGCCCACGCAATTACGACGCAGCGTGGCCAGGTTGGCCGTCACCATGCGCTGCTGGCTGCCGGTGTTTGTGACCGTGCTCATGGGGTCATCCATGCTGCGGCCTGGCGTCATGTTGAACCCGCCGTTTGCCTGCTCAATAAAGGCCGTCACCAGTGCGCGATGGCTGCGGGTCATCAAGGTACCCATGGGCTGGGCAGCACTTACAGGACGGCCTGCATACACCGGCCCGCCGGCCCCGACCATTATCGGGCTTGCCATCATCAGCTCGCCTCGGTTGGCGGCTGTGACTGTGGGCAGCGGCTCGCTGGGGTCGTTCACTCGGTCGGCGCCCTGATGCGTGGCCGGCAGGATCACCGCGCTCGACAGCGCATGCTTCACGCCGCCTGCCACGACGGTGCCAAGCGGCTGATCCAGACCAGGCACGCGGGGCTGCTGACCGGCGCGCTCGCCATATCCGGTCTGCACCAGGGTAGGGCTGGCCATGGCAAAGGAGCCACCGCGCGGCCATGAGGTCACAGTGCGCAGCGGCTCGTCGGCAGACTGGGCCAGCTCGCCCGACCAGTTAGCGATCGGGACGATGAATGGCTGCGGGTTGTCCAGCACGAACTTCTTCATGCCCTTGGCCACCCGGCGCAGCGTTGCGGCTGCCAGCTCTTTCTTGCGGCCGAAAATGCTCTTGCTCGGCACGCTCCAGTCGATGCAGTCGGCGGCGGTGCGCCACTTCTGCTGCCCCTTGGCGGGGTTCTTGGCATGGGTCGGCTCTGGCCACACGATGGGCTGGCCATCGCAGCGAGCAATCATGAACAGGCGCTCCCTGCTGGTTGGCGCCCCAAAGTCGCAGGCCTTGATGATCCGCCATTCCACCTGGTAGCCCATGCCTTCGAGCAGATGCACGAACCGGCGCCAGGTGATGCCGCGGCGTTTCGGATCGGGTACCAGGAACTGCTGCTGCACTGGCACGCGCTCGCCAGCTGTGGCCACGGTGCCGTCCAGCTTCATCACCCGGCCGGTAGCCTTGTCGCGCTTGGCGATCAGCGGCCCCCACTGCAGGATCTGCTTCACGTTCTCAAGGCTGATCACCCGGGGCTTCTTCTTGCCGCCCCACTTGAGGCCGATCCACGACAGGTTGCGGATCTCGCGCTTGCGCGGCTGTCCGCCGGCGGCCTGGCTGTGGTGTGTGCAGTCGGGGCTCATGTGGAACCAGCCCACGGCCCGGCCCTGGCATTCTTCGTCAGGGTCACCCTCGAACACGTCGGTGGTGAAGTGGCGGGCCGCCGGGTGGTTGGCGGTATGCATGCTGATGGCCGCGGGGCTGTGGTTCTTGGCGACCGTCACTGGTCGGCCCAGACCCATCTCCAGCCCGGTACCGGCGCCGCCGCCCCCGCAGAAAAAGTCAACCACTAACTCGTCATCCTGAGGGAAAAATCCGAGTCTGTACTGAGTTTTGAAATCCAAGGTACTTTTTTTCTGAAATTCAGGCATGGGCGATCCTCGCCGGGGTGGCGTAAATAGTCGAAAAGAATCAAGGTAATTAGCCCGGCATGGAGCCGGAGAGGACTGAAAGATGACACTGAATGCGAAAGTTGAGGCTCTACAGCACTTGGTCGTAGCCCTTCTGGAAGAAGGCAAGAAACGACATGGAACACTCCCAGAGTGGGCGCTTGATCGAGCTGAACGATCGATCATGGGAAGCAGCGGGCCCCAAAGTGCAGAATATAAAGCGGAGGCGGTGAGAGAGCTCGATCAGTTGAGAGCCCTTATACGCTGAAGGTGCACATTGAACGCCTCCTCTCGCCGGGGAGGCGTTATCGTTGAATAGGGGAAGGCGCTGGAGGGCAGCGCCGAGTGATATGCTTCGACGTTTACCAAACAAGGAGAGTGGTAATGGCATGGAAGACAAAGCTGATAGCGTTTAGGCAGAAGTTAACCCGCCGGCAGCGCCTTGTTGTGGGTGGCGCCGCTTTTGTGAGTGCCCAGGTATGGGCTTTCTCATACCCAAGCCAGCCCTGGCTTTACCTTCTGATCCTCGGGGTCATCGTCTTCATCAGTGCCTGGTCGCCTGAGACATACCGTAAGGGCTGAGGCTGGCGGTCTGAGTGGGGTCAGGCCCGGCGAACCTTGAAGCCGAACATGCATTCGATGTCGTGATACTCGCAGCGCTCATAGGCCTTGTACTTGGCCTGCGAGGGCGTGCTGGCGAAAACATCTACTATGGTGCGGTTGGTGATGTCCCACCAGTCCCAGCCAGCGACCAGCACCTGGTAGCGCTTAAGCGGCAGCTTCTCGGCCATCTCGCCGTACTGCATTTCCCAGGTGGGGTGGTAGTTGCGGAGGCGCTTCTTCGGGTCGCTGTCGAGGATGACGCCGATGTAGTGGCCACGGTCGGCCATTATTACGCCTGGCTCGCCGTTGGCTATCACCCGGCGCCCGATCTCAGCCGGCACATCGTAGTGGCGGCGGACGTAGTCGCAGTTGTGGTTGTGGTTGCTCATGTTCCACTCCTCGATCAGGCGGCTTTGCGCGCGCTGAGCACTCGCTGGCGGGCGTCCTCGTACTCGCTGCTGACGATCTCAACCAGTCCGTCGACATCGCCGTCAGCCGCCTTGCTGCCCAGGTTCAGGTACACGGTATCGCCGTAGCTGAAGCACACCCCGCCACTGAGCCAGATGCCGCCGCGCTCGACGCCGATGGCTTCCCACATTTCGTCCCGGTCGATAGCGTCCGGGCAATGTGCCTTCCAAAGTTCTTCCAGGCGCTGGTGCTCGGCCTTCTCGGCTGCACGGACCTCTTTGTCAGTACCCTTGGCGTGCTTGGCCGCCAGGCGCAACGAGCGGTAGCCGTATTCATCAGGGCGGCACCAGTGCACGTCCAGGTCGCGGCTGGCGCTGAGCTTGATGCCTCCCACGTAGTTTCGGGATCCGCTGTACATTGGTGAGGCATCGGCGCCGAATGCTTGGCCAAGCTTCTCGCGCTGGGCGTTCCAGGCCGCTTTCTTCTCGTCCCAGGCGCGCACGGCGGCCAGGACTTTCGGCGATTCGGTCTTGTAGAAGTAGCTCATGGCTTTCTCCATGCATGCGCCGCCCTCCGTGGCCGGATGCGGCAGAAGTGTTGATTTATCGTTTCGGATAGGTCTGCGTCAGTGCGCCATTGACCACATGCCCGCGCCTGAGCACTAGATTGGCCAGTGCCGCACGGTCTTTCTGGCTATGACTGGCTTGACCAAGCAGGCCGAAATAGCTGTTTGCCGTCTCGCGTAGGTTCTCTGCGGGCGCTGCAGCGGTGCCCTTTATGGCCTGGGCGACCGACTTCTTGCGAGTGGTGCGCCTCCAAGGCTTGATCACATGCCCGACGAAGTCCAGGCCGCGATCAATCGGCTGAAGGATGGTCTTCGACGGGTTGAGCCTGACGCCCAGGCTGGGCAGGAAGTCTTCGATCTGCCGAAGCCAATCGTTCAGCTGCTGGGGCGACTCATGCAGTAGCACGAAGTCGTCGACGTATCGGATGTAATGCCTGGCCTTGAGGGTGTGCTTGCAGAACTTGTCCAGGGCGTCGAGGTAGACGTTGGCGAAGAACTGCGACGAGAGGTTGCCGATGGGCAGGCCAAGGTAAGCCGGCTGCGCGGTGAGGCGCTTGTGCTGCGGTACCCGGTTAAACAGGTGCGCCGCGCTCCGCTCGACGTAGCTCTCACGCGGGTCGTGCATGAGCACCTGCAGGGCCAGATTTCTGAACCATGGGTCTTGGATGCGGCTGGCAAGCTGCCTGCCCAGCACGCGCTTATCGATCGACACGAAGAAGTTGGCCAGGTCACACTTGAGGTAGAAGCCAGGCCGTGACCAGTTGTGGGTCTGGCTGCGGATCTTCGCCTCCATGCGTTTACCGGCGTACAGCGTGCCGCGCCCTGGGATACAGGCGCAGCTGTCCGCTATGAAGCTGCGCTCGATAGCGGGGCCGATGCGGTTGTACAAAAGGTGATGCACGATGCGGTCGCGGAAGTCGGCGGCCCAGACCTCGCGGGCCTTTGGCCTGGTGACCACAAAGCAGATTGAGCGGCCAGGTCGGTAGGTTCCGGCCTGGAGCTCGTCGAATAGGTCGAGGAGATTTGCTTCCATGTCCACTTCGAAGCGTCGGGCGCTCGCAGTGTTCCGCTTGTGCCGCCGGCAATCGTAGTAGGCCTGGGCCAATTCCTCGAAGGTAAAGCTCGCAACGGGTGAATCTGCGGACGGGGCGGACGAGACGCTCGTTGTTCTTGTCGTTGTTGTTGAGCCAGCCATCCTCAAAGTCCATGTTGTAGGCGTTGTTGGCGGAGAACTGCGACCTATCGTGCTATCTACGTCGCCAGGACGATTTCTCAGCTTGACGACTGCGCCGGACCTACCAGCCCCGCTGGCGGTATCCGTGGTGCGCATGGCGGTGATCACAGATCAGCGGCACGACCAGATTCAGCGTGCAGGCAGGAGGGCCTTAACCCTCAAGCAACGGACGCGGTTGCGGATTTCTTCCAGGCGTTTGCCTGGCGGCCCACGGAGGCCGTGAGTTTCATGGCCTTGGCATGCTGCCCTTTGCTGATGAGCCCCTTATTGGTGAGGGCGCGCAGCAGGTAGTTCAGCATCCAGACGCTTTCCAGCAGGAGGTTCAGGTGCGGGAGCTTGTCCCGCGCCATGTTGGCGCGGCCTATCAGCACCAGAGCTTGCAGGCATTCGTCCCTGATTTTCGAGCCGACGACCTGCTTGAGGTCACGCGGGATGTTTCGAACCAGGTCGAGCGAAAGGCCGAGTAGTTCCTCGGCCACCTTGTGGATCTCAAGCTCTGTGTGCAGGGCCATCCTGGCCTCCTAAAAGCGAGGGCGCCAGGGCGCCCATGAATGAAGAATTGAATTACGGAATAAATCTGCGGACGGGGCGGACGAGACGCTCGTTGATCTTGCCGTCGTAGTAGAGCCAGCCAACCTCAAAGCCCATGATGTAGGCGAAGTAGGCGGAGAACTGCGAAGACGACCAGTGGTAGGCCTTTTCGAACAGTTCTGGCACGTTGGCCTCGGCCACCTGAAGTTCGCGCCGAGCAGGAAGGTAGAAGTCATTGTGCTCGTCAGCAGTGAACTCGCTGGCCAGCTTGGCGGCCGGGTGTTCATTGCTGTCGGCTAGCAGGGCCCGGGTATTGGCAAGACCGTCGCTCATGCTGGAGGCGCCTTCGCATTCCTCACCGCGACCACCCCACTCAGCGCGCAATTGCTCGGACAGGGTTGGCACGATCAGGTAGTAGTCGGGGCCGCCATCCTCGCCGCGAACCAGGCCGGCGTTGTAGCCGCCTTGCCCTGGCCAATACGAGCCCAAAGCCGGAACGCCGGAAGGCGCTGCATCTTGTGCTGCATAGTTCAGCAGGCGGTCGAACTCGCGTTGGATGATCCGGGACGCCACGCCGGCGTCGATGCTGATGCTGACTTGCTCCATGGGGTGCTCCTGATGGAATTAGGTGCAGGCGGCCGGCGCTTCCCGGCGCGCTTCTGGTCTGATCGCCGTCCTGACGAACCCGGAATCGCCTGCAAAGAAAGGAATGAATGGGTGAATTACTGAAGGATGAGGCTGCGGACGGGGCGGACGAGACGCTCGACGTCCTTGCCGTAGCCGATGAGCCAGCCATCCTCAAAGTCCACGTAGTAGGCGTAGTCGGCGGAGAACTGCGAGCTCAGCCAGTGGAATCGATCCTCGCGCAAGGTCACCAGGCCATCAGCCTTGGCTGCCATTACCAGTTGACCTTCCAAGCAGGATGGGATGAACGCGCCCAGTTCCAGTGCCTTCACGGCGATCTCGCTGCCGGCCTCGGCCATGTCGCGTGTATTGGCCTCGCCGTCGCTGTAGCTGCTGGCTCCTTTGATCTCCACGCCGTACTCGCCCCACTTGCCGCTCAGTTCGTCCGGCAGCAGCACCAGGGCGCGTTCTTGGCCATTCAGCCAGTAGCGGGTGACGAAGATGCCGCCCGCCAGTGGCTGCCCCCGCTCTGGGAGCTCGGCGGCGGCGATGGATTGCAGTGCAGATTGGGTCATGACTTTCTCCAGGATGTGAGCCGCCCTCCATGACTGGTGGCGGTTAATTGATCGTTCGGTGGTCGTTACTTCAGGATGGCCTTGGCACAGGCCTGAATTTCTATCCAGAGGGCAGAAGAGGGACGGGCTTCGTACTTGACCAAGGCTCTGGCGATTCGAAGGGCCAGATCTTCTCGGCTTCCTTCAGGTGCTGGTGGTGACTGGTGGGCAACCTGTATCGGCAGGTCGAACTGGCCTGGAAGGTCGATTCTCATGCGCTGCAACTCCTCGATCTTCGGTAAGCCCGCTTGGCGGCAGGTTCAGGTGCCGCTGTCGCCGGCGATGCTGGGTTAACTTTCGAATAGGCCTCAAGGGTTGCAGGTCTCGATTGGTGTTTTGTTTGTCGATTCCGCAGGCATCACAAGCAAAAGCCGCTTGTTGCCTCGGTAAACTCCCCAGGGCTTGCCAGTAGACCTGGCCATGGCGGCCGCGTACTTCACGGCTGCCACGGCCTGGGACATGGTTGCGATCATGGCTACGCACCAGCCAGGTAGTGGAGAGGCGCAAACGGTATATCATCGTCGAAGCTGTCATTGTCCGGTGGCGCGGACTGCTGGTTCTGCTGCTGACGCGCCGGGCGCTGCTGTGGCGGATGCCGATCGGGTGCCTGACCAGACTGCTGGCCATGCGGTCTGCCACCGAGCAGCTGCATGGTGCCGCGCATGTCGACGTGCACCTCGGTCGTGTAGCGTTTTATGCCGTCCTTTTCCCACTCGCGGGTTTGCAGCTTGCCCTCGATGTAAAGCTGGGAGCCCTTACGGGCGTACTCCCCGGCGATCTCCGCCACCTTCCCGAACAGCACGACACGGTGCCATTCGGTGCGTTCGACCCTCTGGCCTGATTGCTTGTCCGTCCACTGCTCGCTGGTGGCCATGCTGAGGTTGGTCACGGCGTTGCCGTTGGGCAGATAGCGGACTTCGGGGTCTTGGCCGAGCGTGCCGACCAGGATGACTTTGTTTACTCCGCGGCTCATGACGAGAACGCTCCACCCATGATGATCAACACCAATGCCCACAGCGCAGCCCAGCGGGTGCGCACGCCATCAGGCGGGGTGACAGTAACGACCGGTACCGACTTGGCGTTGACTGCGCGCTCGAGGCTCTCGGCGTAGGTCACCGCGTCGAAGTAGCGCCGGCGCTGGCCATACAAGCGGTTGTCGGTGGCGCCGACCACTGCCCAGCTGTTACCGCTTGCAGGTTGGACGTAGAAGCGGGAGTTGCTGCGGAAGCGTGCGGATGCGGCCAATGCTTCCTGCTGGACCTGCTCGTACTGCTTACGGCTGTTGCGGATGGATGCGTTCATGGTGGGGCTCCTTGTTTCAGGCGTGAAGTTCCAGGCTTTCAGCCCGGCGAAGGATTCGAACTTGAGCGGTGCGGCGCTCCGGTGCACGGCGGTCGCGGCGCATCGGATCGTTGTCGTTGAAGGTCGAGTGCATGGCGATTAGGCTGGCCAGCACGATGCAGAGAGGGCTGATGATCTGCTGACGCATGGCCTTGGTAACCGCCTCAATGCGGCGACCGGCCTCCAGCTTGAACAGCGCAGCCTCGATACGGTTGGCCACGGTTCCGGGCGTGACAGCCATCTGCCGTGCGATCTCTTTGGTGGTCAGGCCCTGGGCAACCCAGAGCAGTGCTTCAAGCTCACGTGGTGCCAGCATCTTGCCGAGACGGCCTGTCCATGAGCCGCAGGTGATCGTTTGCATGAGTATCCTCAGGAACCGCATTGGTCAGGCGCCAGGCGCAGTGACCAAACTGGGCGTGAAAAGCCAGCCTGGCGCCTGCCAATGCGGTCGGATGTGAAGGGAAGGTGATGCTGCTAATGTTCAGCTGGGTGCGCCTTAGGATTCATAAGGTTCGCTGTGATGCGCTTTACGATGTGCCTGCATCGGGGTGTGATCTGCATGACGTTTGCCGCCCATTGCTCGCGCGCTGGGAGACGGTACTCAGATCACACCCCGATGCAGCCTGCGATGGGGAGCAGGGCATCGGGCAGTTAACGTCAGGCGGACGTGGCGCCGGTTGTTCAGTCGTCCTCGTCAGCCGTCAGCATTCTCTCGATGTCAGCGGCGCCGGGTTTCTTCCAATTCTTGATCTGCCCGGTCTCGAGGTCGATGTTCAAGATCAGGTAGTCGCCGTAGTGGTTGCCCGGGAAGAAGTCGGGCACATAGCCTTCGTAGTTGCCCACCTCGTCGCCCTGGGCGTCATGGATGCCAGCGGCAAATCCGTCGCGCACCTTGATGTGAAGGCGAAGCTCGGTCACGTCGACCTGAACCGTTTTCTGCTGGTTGATCTGCATGCGATGTTCTCCAGTGGATTCCCCCTGATGCGCCCCGCTTGAGGCGCACCGGGGAATCGTCTGCTCAGTGGAAAACTACGGCTCCGCCGTCAGCGGCGACTTCGAAGGCAACCTTCCATTCTTGGTACTTTCCCCAGAAGTAGCCGCCAACGGCCTCGGCCTTGTCTGCAAAGTCGGCGTAGTCCTTGGCCAGCTTCGCGCTGACTACCGGACCGATAGTGCCGTCGCAGTCCGAGAACAGGATCTGCTCGTAGAACGGGCCTTCACCTGCCTTGTTGGCACCACCGAAGTAGGGGAAGCGCTTTTCGTATTCGTCGCTTGGGGTGGCATCCGGCGTGTAGCCGGCAAGCTTCGCCAGCTCATCGCGCCAGGCGCTGTAACGACCGTAGCCGGTGCTCAAGCCTGATCCTTCCTCGCCAAGCTTGTAGGTCATGCCCTCTTTCAGGCCCTCGGCGCGACCGGGGAAGTCTTTGTTGAAGTAGAAGTCGCGGTAGTTGTCGTAGTCGACCAGGTCGCCGTCCTTGTCACGCTCGGCGTCAGGCGCCTCGACCAGTTTGCTGAATGCAGAAACGTCCAAGCCCATTTTGTGTTCCTCCAGTGAATTCCCAAAGCACCCGGTCGCCCAGGTGCTTCAGTGAATACGTGGTCTCTCAGGCCCCGGTCGCTCACCCGGTATCGCGCTTCCTGCATCTGTCGAGGCATGCGCGCCGCTTGGATGCCGCTCTATTGCGGCACACCTGATCGCACCAGAGCCCTGCGGGGATGGTGGTGGCAATTTGCTGCTGGTAATCTCGGGCGATGCGATCAGGAGGCGAATGCCATGGAGCTGAAAGAGTCGAAACACCCAAAACCTCCATCGGATGAGGATCATCTGACGGTGGAACTCAGGAACGAATTCAAGCTGCTGAACAGGATCTTGGAGCTTCGCGAGATAGCCAAAGACAGCAGCAAAAAGAAGCTGAATCGTAAGGCGGCCAACGCAGCCATCAAGAAATCCAAAAAGAGCGGAAAGAAGCCGAACAGCGCACAGAATCGCGCGTCGTTGTCGGCTAGCCCTGCGGATGGACATTGGATAGAACGGGTTTGTTGGCGCTGCAGCTCGAAGTTCGCTATCCATTCAAAGTGGGATAACCCACCAAGCATGTGCAAGGCATGCGCCAAAGATTTGGATGAGACCTATCTTCAAACCGGCCCAGATCGCTCAACCCCTTTCGCGAAAGTGCACTTCGTAAGAGGAGGCGCCCCCAGCCTTGGTAAGCGCCGATGATTGCTATCTCTTTGCTCTCCGCGTGGTCCTGGAGTAGGGCCACCTGGAGAGCATCCGGCCCACCCTCGGAGGGCCGGTAATCTCTTCTACTTGCACAGGCCAACGGTCGCTTTCACGTCAGTAGCTTCCAGCGCGACACGGGATCATGGTCCCAAGGCCAAACGCTTACTCGCTACTACGCAGCCTCTCCAGCTACGCCCTCCGAATGAGGTCTCCTGTGCCCAGCGCCGACATGAGGTCGAATCGCTGCGTACCGTTGCGCGGTACGTCCGCTGGCTATGCATCGGCCAGCTCGGCGTTCATCTGGTTTTTAAAGAGCTCAGGGTGGGGACCCTGTTGGATCGCTTCAGCGACCCAATAAGCTCAGTAAACAATACGTTTATAAACAAGTCAACACAAAATGTTTATAGATAGCCAGTGCCTGGCTACCCTTCGATGCTGGCCCTTTTCTTCAGGCACGAAAAAGCCCGCTCGGCGGCGGGCTTGAAGAGCGTATCGGCTTTAGTCAATGTCGTCGCACATGCTCATAGATGAGGCGCGAAGCGTCGGGTCAGATATTTTCCCGACCCTGCGCATGCACTGATCATAAGCCTGGTTTGCAGGGGCTTTCGGGGCGGGGGTAGCGGATGGCTTAGCGGGTGATGAAGGGGAAAGCGCACCGATAATCTCTTCAGAATTGACTACAGTGCTCAAAGCATCGGATCCGGCTGATATCAAATCAGCCACTGGCCCGCTGCTCTTGGCGCTCTTGGTCGCGACTTCTCGGCCGTTCTCGTCGATTACCAAACCTGAAATATCGTAATCGAATCTGACCTTCATATAGGCGTCCATTTTCCACTCCCGGACCTTCAACACCAGAAGCCTCTGGCCGGGGGCAGATCTGGATGGAGAGTATGCATCCGAGCTGCGAATAGACGCTCGATCAAAGGCTCTGCGAAGGGCTTCTTGAATGTCAGATGACAGAGGCTTCCCGGACACCGTGTTGACGTTGAAAGGGTTGTAGTAGAGACCTCTGATCCTGCCTACGAAGGTTGGACTCTTGCTTGCGCTCAGGATATATGGTCGTTCATCGATAACCGATATCTCAACGGAAGCATCCGATTTGGCGAATATGTAAGGGCTTGATTCTCGGTAGTCAATTTTTTGACCGAATGCACATCCGCCTAGAGCGGAGAGCGCAAGAAGTAGGGCAAGGGCGCGGACGACTAGCATGAGGAAAAATCCGTTTCGTTTTGGAAACCATGATTCTACGCTGCCACTAGTATGCAATCTAAAAAAAAGAGCACTACTGCTGAAGCTACCAGAGCACAGATGACCAGAAGACCTTGCCCAGAATGGTTATCTCTTGGTCTAGCATCTCTTGGGCTGTGTACTCCTCATCGCCATGCTCCTCACGGTTGAAGCTGCGCATCCGAATACCGCCACCTGGAAGGCGATAAAGCATTTTCACACGCAGCTGACCGCCATGATCTAAAGCGTACATCTTGCCGTCGACCACCGAGGTGCTCCCTTTGTTAATGCCTACGACGCTTCCGTCAGGCAAAACGGGCTCCATGCTGTTGCCGCTGACGCCGACACAGACAGCCTCACTAGGCTGCACGTTCTGCCGCCGCAGAGTCAGCTTCCCAAATCTGAGCTTTCTGTTCGGCGACTCTGCAACGATGGTGCGGCCCTGTCCTGCCGATAGCTCTACTTCCTTGAGGAACGGCACATAAACCTCATCATCATCAAGTGGTGTGCCGTCGTCCCAGGCATCGATTGGCCCCAGATATGTGGCGTTCGACTTCACACCATATTGCTCAGCATCTCGTGGCCCGGTGCCAGCGCTGAGCCACTCAGGCCTAACCTTTAGATGCTGAGCTACAGCCAGGAGCTGGCGAGAGGGGATCCCCCGGCTGAACCAGTTGTTTAGATTTTGAGTTGTCACCCCGAAGGATCGAGCGGCCTCGGTCGGGGTCATCTGGACTTCGTCCAGCAGTTTTCGCAGGCGATCGCCTGAATTCTCAGTAGTCATAAACACAAAGTTTACCGGGGTTGCACCGTTTATTAAATAAACGTATTGTTGACTTACGTTTATCTGTCGGCGTCAGAATGTTTATGGAACCTACTCCGCTCGAACGCGCGATCCAAGCAGTCGGATCCGGCAAGGCGCTAGCTCAAATTTTGGGTGTGACACCAATGTCCGTATCCCACTGGAAGGTCAGGGGCATACCGGCTCGTAAGGTTATCCAGATTGAAAGGGCAACTGGCGTTGCTCGTCACGACCTTCGCCCAGACCTCTATCCCCTCAACTCCTAGCGTGCCCATATTTTCGCCTGCATGGCGAACCGCCAGTAGATGACCGAAACACCTGCTGATCCATCCAGTACCTGAATCGCAGGCATAAAAAAACCGGGTGGCAGCCCGGCTTCTTCAACAAAACATCGAGGTCGATTATGCCCAGTGCAGTCGATACACGCAACACCCAGCCCGGCGCGTTTAGCTTCCCTTCACACGCTGTCGACCATGTGATGTCCTCGCGCGAGATCGCGCAGCTCACGGGAAGCACGCACGACAATGTTCTCAAGACGGTACGCCAGCTGGTGAAAAGGGGTGTCGTTTCATCAAACGAGACCCCCTACACCCATCAGCAGAACGGCCAGCGGTACACCGAGTTCCTGCTCACCTATCGGGACACTCTGGTGGTTGTGTCGGGCTATAGCGTCGAGCTGCGCGCCAAGATCATCGACCGCTGGCAGGAGCTAGAGGCGCGCGTAATCGCCCAGGTCCAGATCCCAACCAACTTTGCGGAGGCCCTTCGCCTTGCTGCTGACAAGGCAGAAGAGAACCAGCGTCTTCAGGAGGCTTTGGCAAAGCAGGCTCCGAAGGTCGCAGCCATCAACCGGTTGGCCGGCGCCGGCGGGGCAATCTGCATCACCGATGCGGCGAAGCAGCTGCAGCTGGCGCCATCGAGGCTGTTCGCCTGGATGGAGCAGAACCGGTGGATCTACCGGCGCGCGGGCTCGACACGCTGGGTCGCCTTTCAGCCCCGCATCACCGCGGGCCTGCTCAAGCACAAGGTCACATCGCTCAAGCCAGATCCGGAGTCGGGCGTCGACCGTGCGGCCTTCAGCGTGCTGGTCACTACCAAAGGTCTTGCTCGGTTGGCCGAAGAAGAAATCGCCAAGCCGCGTACTCAGGAGCGTACCTGACATGCAATTCACCCTGACCATCAATCAGGTCAAGGCCTTGGAATGGGGGCTGAACTCCCAGCAGGCGCTCCTGTTCGCGTTTGTTTACGGCTGCCCTAGCTGGGCCAAGGCTACGACGACCGACAACGGTGTCTTTTTCGTGCTGAGCAAGGCCAAGATCATCGAAGAGCTACCACTGCTGACCGACAAGCCGGACACGGCTTATCGCATGCTGAAGGCGCTGCAGGACGTTGGTCTGATCGAGCTTTCGAGCACTTCGAATGTCACGCTTTTCCGGCTGACCGACAAGGCAGCAGCATGGAACAAGAAAGAGGATGGGTCGGAAAAATATCCGACCTTGAGGGCGGGCAAAGAGGGTCGGAAAAAAATCCGATCTACCTCGGAAAAAAATCCGAGCAAGGTCGGAAATAAATCCGAGCCAGGGTCGGAAAAATCTCCGACAAATCAAGATACCAGTAATCAGGATACCAATCAGGATACCAGTCACAGTTCGCAGGGTGCCCCGGCTGCGCCGTCTCAGCCTGCCGTGCTGGCGCTGGTTCCAGCCACTATCCCACGCTGCGAAATTCCCGAGGATATGCCAGGACCAAAAGACCAGTCCTGCAAGACCTTCAAGGCCTGGGCTAACTACGCCATGGCCTACCGCAGCCGCCACGGCGCATGGCCGGTGTGGAACGCGAAGGCCGGCGGGCAGATTGGTCAGCTGGTCGATCGGCTGGGTGTCGATGTTGCCCACCACGTCGCCGCGTACTTTGTCCGGATCAACGACAGCAAGCTGGTCAACCGCATGCACAGCCTGGGCGACCTGCTCCAGAACGCTGAGGCATACCACACCCAGTGGGTCACCAATCGCCAGATGACTGGCACCACTGCCCGCCAGATCGAGCAAACCCAAGCCAATTTCAGCGCCGCCGAGCAGGCGTTGCAAGCGCAGCGAGCGAAGAGGGCTGCAAGCCATGCTGAGTGAAGACCAGCAAGACCAACTGCTGCTATCCCTGTTCGCCACCGCGGAGGTGATGGGTCAGCAACTCACCCAGGGCGCTGCGCTCATGATGGTCGAGGACCTGCGTGATTACAGCGAGCCCGTCCTGAGCGGTGCGCTGCGCAACTGTCGCCGCGACGGCGGCCGGCTGACGGTGGCCGCGATCCTCAAGCACGCCCAGGCTGCTGACGGCCACCCTGGCAAGGACGAGGCCTGGGCCATCGCCCTGTCGGCAAGCGACGAAAGCGAAACCGTGGTGATGACCGCCGAGATTCGCCAGGCCATGACTGCTTCTGGCCCAGTTTTGGAGGCTGGCGACAAGGTCGGCGCTCGCATGGCCTTCATGAGTGCCTACGAACGCCTGGTGGCCGCCGCAAGGGTTGAGGCGGCTCCAGCAAAGTGGGAGGTCTCTCTGGGTTATGACTCTGCACGCCGCGTTATCGCGATCGAATCCGCTGTGCGCTCGAAACTGATCAGCCAAGAGGCTGGCGCGAAGCATCTGGCTCACCTGCAGATCGCGCCACCTAGCGAGGACGGATTAGCCATTGCCGGGCTGATCACTGGGCAGGTTCGGGCGAAGGCCAGCCCCGAAGTGCGGCAGAAGCTCGCTGAGGTCCGCTGCATCATCGAGGCCGCCCAGGCGAAGAAAGACCGCCAGCGCGTCAAGGATGCGCAGCGCCGCCGAGTTGAAACCTATCTGCGTAAGCGGCAGACGCGTGCCGCCATCGCTCAGGTGAACATCAAGCGCGCCGGGCAGCCGGCCGGGGAGGGCGTGTGACTCCAGCCAAGAAAGAAATCCTCATGCAGGGCCAAACCGGCGTGGCCAGGAAGGTTTACGAGTGCGTGCCCATGAACGAGCCGTGGACTTCGGTCCAGGTCATGACAGCCATGCGGAACTTGACCGGCAGCACCCCGGACAACCGGATCGTTTCGGGCTGCTTGGTCAGCCTGGTTGATTCCGGGCTCATCAAGAGATCGGGTCGCGACCACTTCCAACGCACCCCTGTAGACGCCAAGCAGAAGACTCAGGAGCCAGTCATGGCCAAGCAGCAGCCGAAACCCGAAGTAGTTGCCGACCAGAAAGCCCAGGGCACCCCGCTGGAAATGCTGAGCGAGCTGGCCGGTGAAATCGCCACCATGGCCAGCAACCTGAAGCGCCTGGCCGGCCGGGTCGAGGATGTTGCGTTGGCCGTGGAGCAGGAGCGCGAATCCAGCGCCAAGTCGATGGAGAAATACCGCCAGCTCAAGACGCTGCTGCAGAGCCTGCAAGGCGAGGAGTCGTGATGGACACCAACAAGATGCGCGAAATGCGTGAAGCCTTCGAGCGCACCAACTCTCGCGATCACCGCCGCCAGCCGCCTAAGGGGAACAACTACCTCGACCCGATGGCCCAGGCCGACTGGGAGTCGTTCCAGAAGGGCTGGCAGACAAGTCGCGAAGCCTTGGTGGTGGAGCTGCCGCCAGCGCCAGAGGCTCCCGAAGATCCGGAAGACGCTATCGACGATAGCCACATGGACGCCTATCACTCGGCCATTGGCATGCGCCACGCCTGCGCCCAGTTCATCAAGGCCGCAGGCCTGAAGGTGACCCCATGAAGCGCGTATGGACCGTAATCGTAGGCTCCAAGGCCTTCCAGATGGTGCTGATGGAGCAGAGCCTGGATCAAGCCGGTGCGCTGCGTGAGGCGCAACTGATCTGGCCTATGTGCGAGGTTTTAGCGTGAGGCAATCGAAACTGACGAAAGCTGCGCGCGGACGCGAATGCCAGGTGCGCATCCCAGGCGTGTGCAACGGCAACCCCGAGACTACCGTTTTGGCGCACTACCGCCTGGCCGGCACCTGCGGCGTTGGCAAAAAGCCGCACGACTTGCAGGGCGCCTGGTGCTGCAGTGCTTGCCATGACGCTTGCGACGGGCGCAGCAAGGCCGTGGATCGTCAGACAGCTCGCCAGTATCACGCCGAGGGCGTCATGCGCACCCAGGCGCTGTTGCTCAACGAAGGCGTGCTGATCGCATGAAGACGGCAACCATGTCTGCGTTCAAGCCCAAGAAGCCCAGGGCTAAACGCGTAGACCGCGAAGGTGCCGAGCAGGCCACCCTGATGACTGAGATCAAGCTGCGCTATCCAGAGGTGTACGCGAATCTCCATCACACCCCGAATGGCGGGCATCGCAGCTGGGCCGAAGCCAAACGCCTCAAGGCCCAGGGCACCAAAGCTGGCATTCCTGACCTGCAACTGACGCTGGCCCGCGGGGGCTATTTCGGCCTGTTCATCGAATTCAAGGCCACCGTTGAGCCGGCACCTGTCTCGCCTGAGCAGTACGCCTGCATCGAGCGGCTGGCTCGCGAGGGTTACCTGGCGGTCGTTTGCTACGGCCATTTCGACGCCATGGAGTGCTTGAGAGCCTACATGGCCCTGCCCAAAACCGAGGTAGTGCAATGACCAACACCGTTGCTGTGAAAATCAGCGATTCCGAGATCCGCCGGCAGGCCGCCGGGTCGGTGAAAGACCTGCGCAGCCTGGCCAGCAAAGGCCTGTATTTCCGTTTTCACCGGTCCCGTGATCGAGGGTCCTGGTACCTGGTCATCAAGGGCAAATGGCACCGGATCGGCTCATTCCCAGAGCTGAGCGCCGCCAAGGTGGCCGCTGCGCTGCCGGATATCCGCCTACGCCTGGAAGCCGGCGAGAGGTCTAGCCTGTCGAGCTGGGTACTCACCGGTGAATTGCTGACCTGGTTTGCTGAGCGCATGGTCCGGGACCGCAACCTGTCTGGCAAGCGCAAGAGCACCGCTGCATCGGCGATCAAGCAGCATCTGGTGCCGCGCCTCGGGCAGGTACCGCTGGCCCAGATCGATAAGGCGCTGCTCGACCGGGAGCTGATGTGGCCGCTGCAGGAAACTCTGTCCATCGACTACGTGCGGTTGGTCTTCCAGCTGCTGGCCCTGGCCTTCCGGCAAGCATTCAAGCTGGGCCACATCAGCTCCAACCCCATGGCTGGTATCCGCTTCGGGGACTTCACGAAGGCCAAGGTCACGGTCAAGCCATCGCGCCTGCGTGGTGTACACCTTGGGGACCTGATGTGCCGCATGAAGAGCACCCTGGCGAACCAGCCACAGCACGGCGTGCTGGCCCTGATGATGCTCTGCCACGGCACCCGGCTGGGCGAAACCCGCCTGGCCCGCTGGAGCCACATCAGCCTGGCCGAGCGTGAGTGGTACATCCCGGCCGAGCACACCAAGACGGGCGTGCAGCACCGCTTGCCCCTGACCGACCAGGTGCGATTCCTGCTGATGGCCTACCGCGAGATCCAGCGTAATCAGGGCTATGACGGGGAGTTCGTCTTCCCGGGTCGCCAGGGCAAGCCCATGAGCGAAGCCAAGGCATCGGCGGTCTTCACGGTGATGGGGCAGGGTGAGTGGACAAGCCATGACCTGCGCAAGCTGGCCCGCACAGGCTGGGCTGACCTGGGCGTTGACCACCTGGTGGGTGAGCTGCTGATCAATCACGCCATGGGCCACAACGTGAAGGTGTACATCCAGTCCGACATTATGGCCCGCAAGCGTGAGGCGCTGGAGAAGTGGCACGCACACCTTGATCAGAAGGGTTTCGAGTCGGTTCACGGCTTGACCGGCGATAGATCGACGGATTCAGGGATTCTCTCGCGGGCCGCAGAACGCGCGGGCTTCGGGGCACTTCCGGTATCCACCATAAGCGAGGATTCGAAATGACAGGGAAGAGCCACGGTCCGTCCCTCAAGGCGAAGCCGATCGATCTAAAGCACTGCCAAGTTTGCATGGGCAAGGCGGTCGTCATGGGGGTGTTCCACGAGCTTCCTTGCACCGCCTGCCATGCTTCCGGCTGGGTATCGGCTGACACGGGCGAAGCATTGCCGCCGGAGGTATTGGTCACTCAGTTGGGTTTGCTGCTGAACATTTACCAGCAGCGCCTTATTGCGAACAGCCAAGCGCTCAGCAAGGCGTGGGGCGCAGAGCGGAACTATCAGGATGGCAACCGGCTCGGCGCCGGCGGCACCAACTACACCGGGGATTGAGGGGAAGCTATGAGCCATTTGGATAGAAGTGCTGAAGAACTGCTTGAGAACTGGGGGCGTTGGGCGATCCTGGGGTCAGGCGTGGCCTCATGTGCATCGCGGGAGAACGCCACCCTGGATGCTGCAATCACTGATGAGGAGGCTTTGGTAATTGATCGCCTGCTAGGTCGTCTGTGCCAGCGCTACCCAGAATGCGGCGCGGTGCTCATGAAGTACTACATGGCCCGTGATTTATCTTTGAAGGACGCGGGCAAGAAACTCGGGTTCAAAGAGGAGAAGACCCGGCAGTTATGGAAGGCTGGTGTTGCATGGGTCGATGGGGCATTGGAAACCCGCCGTCTTGCCGCTTGACATCCCCGGTCCTCATCCCTATATTTCGTGTTACTTTGCGGTAGGTGCGCGAGAGCAAACTCACCATCATCAGCAACCACCTTGAAGCCTCGGCATATGCCGGGGCTTTTTTGTTTCTGGAGAAATGGATGGACCCGACCGATCTCGGCCCAGGCACAGCCACCTGGCTGGGCGGCACGGGCACCGTCCTGCTGGGCGGCTTCCTTTGGCTGCGCAAGTTCCTATCGAAAGACGCGGCAGATCGCGCGATGGATAACGCCGACATCGGCACGGTGCGTCGCCTGAACGAACTGCTCGACTCGGAACGCGAGGCCCGCAAGCTTGCCGAGGCCCGGGCCGACCAGTTCGCCAAGGAGCGCAACGACCTTGCGGCCACAGTTGGACGCATGGAAGGGAAGATCGAGGCTCTGACCAGCCAGGTTGGCCAGCTCACTGAGCGTGTGTCGCTGCAAAGCGAAGAGATCGCCCGCTTGCGCACCAAGCTCGGAGGTATGTCGTGATGGACAGATGCGCACTTGAATTCATTGCCCGCCGCTGGTGGCGGCGAATCGAGGTTTGGGTAATCGCCCTGTTGCTCGTGGTGGGTGGCGGGTTCGGCGGCTACCAGCTCGCTCAATGGGCCCTTGCCCGCAGCTACCTGGAGCAGGTCGCCGAGATCCGCGCCGCCTATGACGAAGCCAGTCTGCAGCGAGACCAGCGCCTGGATGAGCTGGCCAGGCAGACCGGTAGCGCTGCCGCAAAGGCATCGAAGGCAGCAACCACCGCCACGCAGGCCGCCGACAAGGCTGACGAAGCCCTCAACCGAGTACAGAGCGAGGAACGACCGTGATCAAGCTGACCAGCACCAACGGCAACAATCACTACCTGGCGCCTGCTGCTATCGCTCGTGTAAGCGAGGCCAGCGCCAGCTCTCAGTGGCACGGCATCTGCGCCATCGTCCATACGTTCGATGGCCAAACGCTTGAGGTTCGCGAGCGCGCCACCGATATCGCCAGCCAAATTGGTATGCGCCGAGAGGGGTGAGAGGTGGCTAGGTCACGAGCGCCGTGTACACCCTGCAAGCTTTACGTGGACGGCGCCGACGGCATCGCGGTTGGTGACTACATAACCACTGCTGCTGGTTCCGCCTACCTGGTGCAGACGCTGAGGGTGAGCCGAACCCGGCCAGAGCGAAAGCACATGGACTGCCTGCGCTGGCCCATAGCTGAGATACCGGCTGGTGCACGGTGCTACCAACTGACCTGGTACAAGAGATAAGGAACACCGGCCATGGCCAAGGCTTACGCAACGATCGCTTTCCGCCACCGCTGGTGGTTGAAGTATTACTTGGCTGGCGTGCTGCTCGCGTGTCACCTCACCGGGCGTGATCCTCACCTTGGTCGCGTCACGCGCTGGATAGAGCGCGGCATCGTGGTCGAGGTGCGTTAATGGCCAGGCTCAAGACGATCAGCCCCCGCCTACAGGAAGCCGCAAACACTAGGATCAAGCTGGTAGACCCCAGCAGTTGGCGTAGTGGAATGACCAGCTCGCAGCGCGGGTACAACTACAAGTGGCAGAAGGCGAGGGAACGATATCTCGAAGAACACCCGCTCTGCGCCTACTGCGCGAAGATCGGGCGAACGACTGCCGCCACTATTGTCGACCACGTCGTGCCGCACCGCGGTGACCGAGATCTGTTCTGGAACCAGGACAACTGGCAACCGCTCTGCAAGCCCTGCCACGACACGGTCAAGCAGGCCGAAGAGGCCGCAGGCGTAGTGGGTTGACCGCGCGGTGCACTAAATAGGTGCGGGCTCTTGTCCGAGGCACGCCAGTGACGTGCCTCAATGGGGTAGGGGGGTCAAAAGCTAGGGATTCTCATCTAGCTAGACCGCTCCCGACCACACGTACAGATTTTTTTCCCCCACAGGATTTTTGTTAAATGGCTTTAACATCCCGCAAGCGCGCTTTCATCGCTGCGCTGAGGGAAGGTGCGTCCAATCGAGACGCTGCCGTGGCGGCCGGTTATTCCGAGAAGACAGCGTCTGCGGCGGGCTCTCGGCTGGTCAAAGACAAGGATGTAGCGGCTGAGCTGATGAAGCTACGCGCCCTGGGGCTGATGCCCCCAGATGTTAAAGGCGATGTTAAACCGGATGTTAAAGCCAGGCCCGCCGCCAAGGCCGTCAAAGAGCCAGAGCCTGGTCATGAATCGCCATCGGTACCGGAGGATAACTCCGAGCCGGAACCCGCCGGCTTCGACCTGGCCCAGGCACTCCTGCACCGCGATCCCAAGGACTTTCTCCTGTCGGTGATGAACGACATGGGTAGCGAGCCGAAGCTACGCGTTGACGCGGCAAAGGCGCTCATGCCATTCGTCCATCCACGAAAAGGCGAGAGCGGTAAGAAGGACCAGGCCCAGGCCAACGCCGATAAGGCAGCTACCGGCAAGTTCGGTACTCGCCGCGGCCCGCTGCAGTCGGTGAAATAATGGAATGGTCGACTGCCTGCCCAGACTGGGAGCAGCGCATCGTTGCCCGCCAGAGTCTGATTCCATTCGAGCCGCTATTTCCGTCTGAGGCTGAAGAGGCCTTGGACGTGTTCGGTGCGTTGCGCATGGTGGACGCCACTGGCAGTCCGTTGATGTGCGAGACCGTACGTGACTGGGTCAACCAGTTCGTGGCCGCAATCTTCGGGGCCTACGACCCAGACTCAGGCCGGCGCCTGGTCAGCGAGTTCATGCTGCTGATCAGCAAAAAGAACGGCAAGTCGACCATCGCCGCCGGCATCATGCTCACCGCACTGATTCTCAACTGGCGGGCGTCGGGTGAGTTCATCATCTTGGCGCCGACCAAGGAGATCGCGGATAACTCCTACCTCCCGATCCGGGACATGGTGGGTGCTGACGAAGAGCTCAAGGCCTTGCTCAAGGTGCAGGATCACCTGCGCACCGTGACGCACCGTCAGACTAACGCCACGCTCAAGGTAGTAGCGGCAGACAGCGAGACCGTATCCGGCAAGAAAGCCATCGGTGTGTTCATCGACGAGCTGTGGGTGTTCGGCAAACGCGCCAATGCTGAGGCGATGCTGAGAGAGGCTACCGGTGGCCTGGCATCTAGACCCGAGGGCTTCATCATCTGGGCCACAACCCAGTCCGATGCGCCGCCGGCCGGGGTCTTTCGGCAGAAGCTGTTGTACGCCCGCAAGGTTCGCGACGGGGAGATCGCCGATAAGTCGTTCCTGCCGGTGCTGTACGAGTTCCCCAAGGCGATGTTGGACGCCGGCGAACACCGGGACTTCTCCAACGCGTACATCACCAACCCAAACTTGGGGCTGTCGGTCGACGAACCCTTCATCGAGCGTGGGTACGCACAGGCCCAGCTCGACGGAGAAGAATCGTTCCGCGGCTTTTTGGCCAAGCACCTCAATGTCGAGATCGGCTTGGCACTGCTTTCGGATCGCTGGGCGGGTGCCGATTTCTGGGAGGCGCAGACCTCCGGGCTATGTCGCACGCTGGAAGACCTGATCGAGCGCTGCGAAGTGATCGATATCGGCGTGGATGGCGGGGGGCTGGATGATTTGCTTGGCCTGGCAGCAGTCGGGCGTGAGCAAGGTACACGCCGCTGGCTGACCTGGACCCACGCCTGGGCCCATCCATCAGTACTGGAGCGGCGTAAAGCCGAAGCACCGCGCATTCGTGACTTCGCCAAGGATGGGCACCTGACCCTGGTTGAACGCATCGGTGACGACATCGAGGCGGTGGCGCAACTGGTGGCACAGGTTGAGCAAGCCGGCCTGCTCGACAAGGTCGGGCTGGACCCAGCCGGCGTCGGAGCGATTCTCGATGCGCTGGAGGCAGAAGGGATACCACGCGAAAAGATCGACGGCATTTCACAGGGCTGGCGCCTAGGCGGAGCCATCAAGACCGCCGAGCGCAAGCTGGCCGAGGGCACGCTGCTACACGGGGGCCAGCCGATGATGGCCTGGTGCTGCGGTAACGCCAAAGTCGAGCCCCGTGGCAACTCGATCCTCATTACTAAGCAGGCCAGCGGCTCGGCCAAAATCGACCCGCTGATGGCGCTATTCAACGCTGTGACGCTGATGGCCCTCAATCCAGAGGGCCAGGGCGGCATGGAAAACTTCATGGCCGGCATTCGGGATCCACTGATCGCATGAACGCATTTCACTATTTCATCATCTGCGCGGTGTGCGGATTCGGCCTAGCCTGCGCGGGCGTCTGGATGCTGGCGGGTACGGGCTGGTCTCTGCTCGCGGGCTCGGTCAGTCTGTTCAGCATTGCAGCGTTCATTCGTCGAGGGTTGAGCAGTGATTAAAACCCTCTCTCAAGCACTCGGCACTGCAGCCGCCAAACCCTCGGCAAGCATGAGCAGCTGGCTGGGCAAGAGCATTCGGTTGTCGGACGGTGGGTTCTGGAGCGCTTGCTTGGGCGCCCAGTCCAGTAGCGGCAAGGCTGTCACGGTCGACAAGGCCATGCGCCTATCGGCGGTCTGGGCGTGCGTGCGCATCATCTCTACCTCGGTTGCAGGCTTGCCGCTCAGCATCTACCGGCGCCTTCCGGACGGCGGGCGTGAGACGGCGCGAGACTTCCCGCTCTACGATGTGGTGCACAACAGCCCGAACGAGGACATGGCGGCTTTCCACTTCTGGCAGGCGGTTGTGGCTTCGATGCTGCTTTGGGGAAATGCCTACTGCGAGATTCACCGGTCCGGTGGAAGGGTCATTGCACTGGATTTCTTGATGCCGTCGCGGGTGACTCCCGAGCCAGACGACGATGGCAGGCTGCGTTATTTCTTCCAGCCGCGAAAGGGTGCCCGCCGGGAGATCGCCCAGGCCGACATGCTGCATATCCCAGCCTTCACTTTGGACGGGCGAATGGGGTTGTCGGCGATTCGTTACGGCGCCGATGTATTCGGCTCGGCCATGTCGGCCGACGATGCGGCTAATACCACTTTCAAGAACGGGATGATGCCCACCGTAGCCTTCTCTGTGGACAAGACGCTTAACCCGACGCAGCGCGCTGAGTTTCGAGACTACGTCAAGACAATCTCCGGCGCGCTGAATGCGGGTAAAAGCCCGGTGCTCGAACAGGGCGTGAAGCCCGAGATGATCGGCATCAACCCGGCTGACGCCCAACTTCTTGAATCGCGTGGGCACAGCATCGAGGAGATCTGCCGTTGGTTCGGCGTGCCGCCCTGGATGGTGATGAAGACCGACAAGGGCAGTAACTGGGGCACAGGCCTTGAGCAACAGCAGATCGCGTTCCTGACCTATTGCATCATGACGTACACGGCGCCGATCGAGCAGTGCGTGAACAAGCGATGCCTGACAGCGGTAGATCGGATTAAGCACTACGCAGAGTTTTCGCTGGAAGCTTTCCTGCGTGCTGACAGTGCCGGCCGTGCCGCCTACCTCAGCACCATGGGCCAAAACGGCTATATGACCCGAAATGAAGGTCGGCACAAAGAGAACCTGCCCAGCATGCCCGGTGGCGACATTCTCACCGTGCAATCGAACCTGGTGCCGCTTGACCAACTGGGCAAACAAAACGACAGCCAAGCCGCACGCGCGGCGCTGATGAACTGGCTCCAAAGCAACTCCGGGGAGTAACCCATGAAACACAAGATCCAGTCTCGCGGCCTGCGCAGCGAGATGAGCCCGCGTGCGCTCGACAAATGGAACCCGGCGATCCAGGCGGCCGTGGAGAATACCTCCGACACAATCACCGTGTACGGCGTGATCGGTGAGGACTGGTACGGCGAGGGTGTAACCCTCAAGCGAATCGATGCTGCGCTTCGCGCTATCGGTGAAAAGGATGTGACGGTTTACATCAACTCGCCAGGCGGTGACATGTTCGAAGGCATTGCCATCTACAACCGCCTTAAGGAGCACAGCCACAAAGTCACCACCAAGGTGCTTGGTATGGCTGCCAGCGCTGCATCGATCATCTACTTGGCCGGCAGTGACCGCCAGGTGGCGAGCAGCGCCTTCCTGATGATCCACAACTGCTGGACGTTCCTCGCGGGGAACCGTCATTACCTGCGCGACGTGGCTGATGACATGCAGGAGTTCGATACCGCGATGGCCGACCTCTATGCAGAAACCAGCGGCCAGGCTGTCGATGACATGGCTGAACTGATGGACGACGAGACCTTCATCCGTGGTAAGCGCGCGGTGGAGATCGGCCTGGCCACTAGCGTCTTGTCGTCAACCGAGATCACCGAGCGCGAGACTGAAGAGTCGACGCAGAGCAATGCGCTCAAGGCAATGGACATTGCGTTGGCCAAGGCCGGGATGCCCCGCTCTGAGCGCCGCGAACTATTCGCCAATTTCAAGTCCGGTATGCCTCGCGCTGCCGGCGGGGGTACGCATAACGCTGCCCCGACCGATAAGCCCAGCGCTGTCGCGCCAGACCTCTCCGCCTCCCTGAGCGCGGCAACCAACATTCTCAATTCTCTGAAAGGAAAGTGACCATGGACTTTGAAGCCCAAGTCAAAGAACTCAACGCCAGCCTGAAGGGCATTGGCGATCAAATCAAAAGTCAGGCCGAGGCCACCGAGAAGCAGCTCAAAGCTTCTGGCGCGATGAGCGAAGAAACGAAGGCGAAGGTAGATGAGCTGCTGGTGAAGCAAGGGGAGCTGCAGGCCCGCCTGGGCGAAGCTGAGCAGAAGCTCGTAAACGCCAATCGTGAACGCCATCACCAGGAAGAGCCGCAGAAGTCGGTTGGTGCGCTCGTGATCGAAAGCGAAGAGATGAAGGATATGAACTCGTCCTTCCGCGGTTCGCGTCGCGTCTCGGTGCCGCGGTCAGCTATCACCACTGCAACTGGCGGTGACCTGGTGCAGACTCAGCGCCTGCCTGGGATCATTGCTCCGCCGCAACGCCGCCTGACCATCCGCGACCTGGTAGCGCCTGGCACCACCGAATCGAACTCGATCGAGTACATCCGCGAGACGGGCTTCACCAACAACGCGCGTACCGTCGCGGAGACCACCGCCAAGCCATACTCCGACCTGACCTTCGCGCTGGCTACGGCCAACGTGCGCACCATCGCCCACCTTTTCAAAGCTAGTCGGCAGATGCTCGATGACGCCAAGGCCCTGCAGAGCTACATCGATGGCCGTGCTCGCTATGGCTTGACCATGGCGGAAGAGGCTCAACTGCTCTACGGAAACGGCACCGGCGCCAATCTGCAGGGCCTCATGACCGTTGCCCAGCTGTACGCGGCACCTGCCGGCGTCGCTGTCGTCGGCGAACAACGCATTGACCGTCTTCGCCTGGCTCTGCTCCAGGCCGAGTTGGCCGAGTTCCCATCCGACGGCATTGTGCTCAACCCGATCGACTGGGCAGCGATTGAGCTCACCAAGGACGGCGAGGGCCGGTACATCATCGGGCAGCCACAGGAGGGCACCAACGCCAAACTCTGGAACCGCCCAGTGGTGTCCACTCAGGCCATGACCCAGGACGACTTCCTCGTCGGCGCGTTCAAGTTGGGCGCACAGATCTTCGACCGCATGGAAATCGAAGTGCTGATCTCGACCGAGAACGACAAGGACTTCGAGAACAACATGGCGACCATCCGGGCCGAGGAGCGCCTGGCCTTCGCCATCTACCGTAGCGAAGCCTTCGTTACTGGTCCGCTGACCGGCAGCGGTTCGTAAGCCCTCCACTTCAAAGGCGTCAGTAATGGCGCCGTACAGGAGCGATCTCATGGCTAATACCAAGAAGCAGGACAAGCCAACCCCAGTACCGGAGCAGGCTGCAACAGCACCCGCTGACCAGGCAACGAATTCGACGCCCGGCAGCAGCCACACTGCCACTGCTGAGGCGATTGGAGGCGGTGTGGCTACCACTGTGCCCAGCACTGACCCAGGGCTCGGTGCCGAACAGGGGGCCGGCGGTCCGGCTACAGATCTGCCGGTGGAACTGGCTTCGGCGATCATTTCAACCGGTGATGCTGGGCATGCCGGCAACCTGACGAGCCAATCAGGTCAGACTGCTGGCGAGCTGCATACCTCTCCAGAGACGTCCGGGCCGAATGAAGTCACCTCCAGTGACTCGGCAGAAGTGAACCCCGCCAAGGTCAAGGTTTATCCGCTGCGCTCCTTCATGGACGAGGGCGAGCTGCGCCGTCGCGGCGGTCCAAGCTACTTGGTACCGCGGCTTCACGCTGAGGACCTCGAGCAGCGCAACCTGGTTTCACGCACTCCGCTGGAGGAGTGAGCCATGTCTGTGATCAGCATGGCGCTTGCTCGCGCCCACCTGCGTGATCCGGACGATGACGACGATTACCTGCAGCTGCTGATCGACTCCGCTGAGCAATCGGCCATGGACTACCTCAACCGCCAGGTTTACGTCGATGCGCAATCAATGGCAGAGGCGATCGCAGCCGAAGTTGCGGGGGAGAAGCCCATGCTCAGCAACGCGCCGTTCAAGTCGGCCTGCCTGCTGATCCTGGGCCACCTGTACGCGAACCGCGAAGACGTCGTGATCGGCACCATAGCCACCGACCTGCCCCGGGGTTCTCAAGCGCTGCTGACACCTTACCGGGTCGGGTGGGGCATATGAGGGCCGGCCCGCTTCGCCATCGTTGCCAATTGCAGCAAGAGACGCTAACGCCGGAGCCAGGTGGCGGGAAGCGAAAGTCTTGGGAGGTGGTCAAGCCTATTTGGGCAGAGATCCAGCTGCCCACTGGGCGGGTTGATCCGGTTGCCAACCAAATCCAGAACGTTGTGTCTGCAGAAATCCGGGTGCGTTTTTCACGCGTTTTCAAAAACGGTATGCGTCTCTTCCACATAACGGCTGGCGACACGTACTTGATCGAAGCTGTGTTGCCCAGCAATGAGCGAGACATGCTGCGGCTGCTCTGCTCCAACGTCATCAATCCTTGAGAGAACCATCATGAAAGTACGAGCTCTGGCCAGTCTCTCTGGCCCCATGGGTGAAAAGGCTGTAGGTGAAGTCTTCGATGTGAAGGCAGAGGATGGCCGCAGCCTGATCGAAAACAACCAGGCGGAAGAGGTCACCGCCGCCGCCAAGGCCGCCGATAAGTCCAGGGCTGAAACGGCCTCCTCGGGCGAGTAGGGTGGCCCGCCGCTCGCGCCTGACCGGCGATATCAGGCTGCGCAAAACGCTTCGGGCCATCCACCAGACTGTGGACAACGAGGTCAGAGGTGCCATGCAGGATGGGGCCGAGAAGATCTTGGCCAGCATGAAGGAGTTTGTGCCGAAGGATACCGGTGCCGGCGCAGCCGCTTTGACTGCCTATGTAGCCCCCAGCGGCCTGGATGCTCAGATTGGTCTGCGCGGTAAAAAGGCGAATCGCCGGTATTTCTACCTGCGCTTCCTTGAGTACGGTACCAAAGGCAACTTCAAGGGCCAGGAAAACGGCCGCCGAGCGGGGAGGGCCGCGAACAAAACCGACGGTACCCACTGGTTTGGCAAATCGCCTGACATTCCTGCCATGCCCGCCCACCCTTGGCTCAGGCCGGCGATGGACGTAAACCGCGAGGTTGTTCTCGCCGATATCAGGGCGGCAGTCGCTCGTACGCTCGACAGGGCATCCAGAGGACAGTGACATGGCAGATCCAGCATGGGCCCTGCAGGTCGCACTGTATGACCGCTTGGCCGCGGGCCTGCCGTGCCCAGTACACGACGGCGTGCCCGACAACGCGCCGTTTCCTTACGTGACTCTCGACAGTGCAGTCAGCGATGCAGCGGATTTCTTGGCCAGCCGCAAAGACCAGCGCTTCCTGTATCTGTCGGTCTGGAGCCAATACCAGGGCCAGAAAGAGGTGCACGAGATCATGGCCAAGATCGACGCCCTTCTTCACAACCAGCCGCTGGTGCTCACAACCGGTCATGTCATCGGCATGCAGGTCACGCGCAAGCAGACCAGCCGCGAGCCTGATGGCATGACCTACCAGGGTGCGGTGACGCTGCGCGTCCTCACCCAACACTGATTTACCCCTGAAACCGCCGCGTTGCGGCATATCACCTGTCCCAGGAGGACTACCCATGCCTGTTACTACCGCAGCCGGCACGAAAATTTTCATCGGCCCGCGCCTGGCCGCTGAACTGCCCAAAGACAACGCTGCCGCCCTGACCTTGCTGGCCGCCATCACCTACACCGAGATCGGCGAAGTTGAGAACATCGGCGATTACGGCGATGAGGTAGGTGATGTCACGTTCGCCTCGCTCGCCGCCTCCCGAACCCGGCACCTCAAAGGCTTGGCCGATGCCGGGTCTGTAGACCTGTCCATCGGTCTGCTGGACGACGACGCAGGCCAGCTGGCTCTCCAGGCCGCACAGAAAGATCGCAGCCGCTTCGACTACCCGGTGAAGGTGCTGTACGAAAGTGGTGTCGCTGATTACTTCGCCGCCAAGGTCATGTCGTCTCGCAAGCAGGTCGGCGGTGCCGAGGATGTTCTCAAGCGCACCGTGACTGTCGGCATCAACTCCGAGATCTACGAGGCACAGCCGGCTCCGTAATGCACGCCTGAGGCGCCGCCACTGGCCGCGCCTCCGTTATTCACCCCTCGTAATTCAAGGAACTCGCAATGTCCAAGACCAATCATGGCACCGTCACTGTCGAAGCCGGCAGCGACAGCTTTACCCTCAAGCCCACCCTCCGGGCTGCTCGCGCTCTGGAGAACCGTTTCGGCGGCATTCTGCCCGCGATGCAGGCACTGGGCGCGGCCAACATCACTGCCACCGCATTCATCATTGCCGCCGGCGCCGGTATCGATACCAACAAGCGCAAAGAGCTCGAGGCGGTCGAGGAGGCTGTGTTCGAGGGCGGCGTGAACAAGGTCGGAACCCAGGTACTGCAGTTCGTGAAGGCACTGCTGAATCCAGGCGGCAAGACCGATGAAGAACTCGAAGAGTCGCAGGGAAACGAACCGAGCGACCTGGCAACGGCAGCTACGTCGACGAGCTCTTCGGAATAGCCACAGGTTGGCTAGGGTGGTCTCCCCGCGACGCCTGGGAAACCCCGGTGGTCGAGATCATCCTGGCTTGGGAAGCGAAAGCTGACTTCCTGAAAAAAACCAATCCGTTCGGCCAGCCGGAGACGAAGCCCTCCAAGGCGGCCGTGGCGAAAGACCTTCGGCGTGGCCTGCGGGGGGCTGCCGCATCGCGTCTGGCGGCCAACCATTGACCCGCCCAGGCGGGTTGCTTATCGCCTGGGGGAAACATGGCAGATAGCGACGTTCAGGGTATGTTGGTCCGGATCGAGGCCACGACCGCACAGTTGCGGCAGGAGATTGCGCGTGGCGAATCGGCGGTCGCGTCCACCTCAAAGAAGATGGACGGCAGCCTGGCCCGGGTAGACGATGCGTTCGATCGTGTAGGCGCGAGCGCCCAAACTGCAGGTGGATTGCTGAAGAGCGCTCTGGCGGCCGCTGTTGGTGCGGCTTCCATTGGGACCATTCTCAAGACTGCTGACTCTTACTCCCAGATGTCGGACCGGATCGGCCTGGCGACCAAGAGCTTTGGGGAGTACAGCGCTGTCCAGGATCGGCTTCTGGCCACGGCGAATCGCACTTACCGACCGCTGGAAGAAGCTCAAGAGCTCTACATCCGGACTGCCGACAGCCTTCGCTCGATGGGTCTCAGTGCTGATGAGTCCATGGATGTCATGGACAGTTTCAGCTATCTGTTGGTGACCAACTCCGCTTCGGTGGACAAGGCCAGTTCGGCCATTGATGCCTATTCTAAAGCGCTGCAAACCGGGAAGATCGACGCGGACGGCTGGCAGTCGATCCTCGCCGCCATGCCTACTGTCGTCGACACCATTGCGCAGGCCACGGGTAAGACTGCTGAGGAGATCCGCAGCCTTGGTGCCCAGGGCAAGCTCAGTCTCGACACCCTCACCGAGGGGTTGCAGAAAAGCGCAGTTGCCAACGGGCTTCTGGCAGATAGCATGGGGGTTGCGGTTCGCGATGCTCTGACCGCGCTGAACAACGCCTTCACTGTATACGTCGGTCAGCTGAACGAATCCACTGACTTCACCGGTTTGCTCGCGTCCGGCATTTCGGTTCTGGCTGACAATTTCGGTACCATCGCCGAGATTGCCGGCGTCGCTGCAGCTGGCGCGTTGGCGGTCTATGCAAGGTCTTTGAGCGCTTCTGCAGCAGGCTCTGTGCTCGCAACGAAGGCGGCTATTGAAGACTTCATGGCGCGTCGTGCGCAGGCTGCCACTGTGTTGCTTGCTGCCCAGGCGGATCAGCGGAAGGCCCAAACCGCCGTTTTCTTGGCTGAGAAAGAGCTGGCGGCTTCCAAAACTCGCATCAGCGGCATGGCGGTTGAGAAGCAGCTGGCGCTGCAGCTCGCTGAAGCCAGGATGGTTGAGGCCCGAGCCACAGCCGCAGTGGGTGCTGCGCAAAGCGCAATTGTGGGTACTGGCCGGACATTGCTCGGCCTGCTCGGCGGACCAGCCGGGATTGCCATGCTGGCTGTGGGCGCCGCCACCGCTTTTCTGACCTTGCGGGACAACACTGGATCGCTCGAGAAGAAACTCGGCGATTTAGCTGACCCAGTCGACAAGCTCGCCGAGCGTTTCAATAAGCTCAACAGGGCAACTCAAGCAGTTACTCTGCGGGAGCTGCGATCGAGCATTGAGGAAACGCAAGACAAGCTGTCGCAAATGTCCGGGGCGCTCGCCGACAAGTTCGAGTCCGACCTGCGCAACATGGGGGCTGCTGGCGCGGATGGGCTGATGGCGGGGCTCGTCGGCCTGCCGGCTGACATGCAGTCAACCCTGGACCTGGTACGAAAAGCGTCCAAAGATCAGGCCGCTGGCATCACTGTCGATTGGAAAGCGGTTGCTGATCAGCTTCGCCTGATGCCTGGTGTCACGGAAGACATGGCGCAGGCGCTTGAGTCCAGCCAACAGCCGGTCACCGAGCTGAGCGCGCTGCTGCAAAACCAGAAGCAAGCGCTCGCCGAGCTGACTGGTGCTACCGATGACAACACCCGGGCGGAGCGTGAGAATGCAGCTGCCAAGGCATCTGCTGCCGGTGAGGGGCAGAAGTATCTGGAGCAGTTGCAGAAGCAACTGGCAACTGCTCAGGATAAAACCGCGCTGCAGGCAGCCAACCGGTTCATCGCTGAAAACAAGCTGCTCACTGACGAAATGGTCGTCGCAATCCGCTCTGCGGCTGCTGCCAAGGATGCGCAGAAGGCGGCGGATGATGCCGCCACCAAGGCCACCAAGGGGGCGACTGGCGCGGCCAAGGAGGCAGCTACCCAGGCCAAAAATCAAGCCAAAGCATTGTCCGATCTGAAGGTTCAGGCGGACATCGCTGTTGCCTCGGCTGAGGGGTTGGCGGCTGCTTACCTGGCCGGCAACGATCGCTCCCGCGAGTTCACCCTCAAGCAGAAAGTGGAGGAGGCACTGCTGAAGTCCGGGGCGGGGGCGCGTGATGCGGTCACCTCCGCAATCACCAGGCAGATGGCTGCTGAGGACAAACTCGCGGTCAGCAAGCAGGCCTATGATCTGCAGCAGGAAGCAGCTGATCAGACGGCTTTAGCGAAGGCGACGCTTCAAGGGGCTGCCGCGCTGGCTTCCTACAATGCTCAGAAGGCCGTGAAGGTTGCCTTGGCCGGGAAGAGCATTGCCCAGTCCAGCGCCGAGTACGATGCGTTGGTGGCGGCCACCCGAGCCCAGCTTGATGCTATCGAAGTGGCGAAGCAGGCGTCCTCGGCAGGATCGCTCATGGAGCGCCTTTATCCTGAGCAGAAGCTGCTCAAGGACTACATCGAGGATCAAAAGGCGCTCAACGCGGCGATGGCGCTGTATCCCGAGAATGCCGCTGCATACCAGGCGGCTCTGGCCAAGCTCGGCAACGAGTATGAGGTCAATAGGAGCAAGTCCACTCTCTGGGGGCAGATGACCGAGGGCGCGATCGACCGTGTGGACCAAGCCTTTGCCAACGCCTGGTCCAACATTGGTAGCGGAGCGAGCAAACTCCGGGACGACCTGGTCAAGGGGTTCAAGCAGACTCTTGGCGAGATCATCCACATGCTCACTACCAAGCCGCTGCTGGCTTCAATCAGCAACTGGCTGACTGGTACAGACAATGGACAGGGCCTTTCCTCGGTGTGGGGCAAACTGCTCGGCAGTGGTTCGAGCGGTGGCGGCACTGGCCAGCTCAGTTCGCTGGCAAGCACCGGCAACATGCTCTACAAGGTCTACAGTGCTATCACAGGGGTGGGCTCAAGCGTTGCCTCCGGCTGGGCGTCTGGCGGCCTGAGTGGGGCTATCAATGGCGGCTACAGCTATTACGCCAACCTGTTCAGCGGACTGACTAGCAGCCTCTCCAGTGGGTTCAGCAGCGTGGTCAGCTCGATCTTGGGCTCTACCAGCTCGCAGATAGCCGCGAACGCGGCTACCTCGGCAGCGCTTCAAGGCGCGGTGGCCCAAGGCGCTGCTACCGTGGGCAGCAGCATCGGCGTCGGGGGAGCAGCATATGCCGGCACTGCGGCAGCCGGCGGCGCTGCTGCGGGTGTGAGCACTGGCCTTATGGGGCAGTTGGCGGCCATGGCTTCCAACCCCGTGGGGTGGGTGGTGGCGGCCATCACGGGCGCCTACCAGAGCGGCAAGCTGTACGACCAGGGCGTAAGGTTCAAGACAAGCGAGGTCACGAATCTCGACCTGATCAAATACGACCCCCTCGCAAAAACCATGATGGCCAGCCTGGGCCTGACCGACAAGATTGCATCCAAACTGGTGGGCGGCAAGATGGCGGCCATGCTCACTGGCTCGACTCTGGCCTCGGCGGTTCTGGGTAAAGTCAGTTCCGCGCTGTTCGGCGGCAAGTGGCAGACCAAGGACGGCGGCTTTGAGCTGGGCGTCAACAACGGAGACTTTCAGGGCTGGGAGTACATCTACCAGAAGAAAAAGGGGGGGCTGTTCAGTTCCAGCAAAAAACGCACGCGCTACTCGGCGCTCAACCCTGAATTCCAGGCCGCGCTGGAGCAAACCTACAGCGAGACCCAAGACAGCGTGGTGGACCTACTGGCACGCATCGGCGTGTCTGTGGGTGAGGGCGCCTTTTCTGGCCTGACCATTGCCCGCAAGCAGATATCCACCAAGGGTCAAACCCAGGAGCAAATCCAGGCGGCGATCAATGATCTGTTCAGCGGGTTTGCTGATCAGATGGTCGCCTACCTGGATAAAGGTGTTGGGGGATTTGGCTACAGCTTCGCCGAGCTGGGGCAGCGGATTGCCACGTTCGAGAGCTTCAACAAGTCGCTGGACCTCATCGATGTGGCCATGCTGAAGCTATCACCGCATTCGATGGACCTCGCGAACGCTATGGTCACTGCGGCAGGTGGCATGGAGGCATACACCGAGAGCCTGAACGGATACTTCGAAGCGTTCTTCAGTGAGACCGAGCGCGCCGACAAAACGCTGTCAGCGGTCCGACAGCAGTTCAAGGACATGAACGTTACGCTGCCGGAAACACGCGAGGCGTATCGTAAGATGGTCGAGGCCCTAGACCTCACCACCGAAGTTGGGCAGGGCATGTATTTGACCCTGATCGGTGCTGCAGGGTCAGCGGCGCAGGCCTACGATATCCTTGAGTCAAAGGCTGCCCAAGCCGCCGACGCCGCAGCCAAAGCGGCGCAGGAGGCCACCGAGGCAGCCGCGAAGGTCGCCGAGGCGCTGCAAGATGGCGTCAACAAAGCCTTCGGCTCTGTCCAGCGTGCGATCAACGCTCAAAAGTCTGCGCTTACGCAGGCCTATGATGCCCAAGTTGCCTCGCTGAGCGACATGTCACAAACCGCCCAGAAGAACGTTAGCGACCTGTCCTCAGCTGGGGCCGCCCTTGGCAATGCGCTGAAGTCCTTGCGCGGCGATACCGACGATGCCGTAAAGATGCTCAGGGCCCAGGCGCTGGCCATACTTAATAGCGCCATGGCCACGGTGCGAGCGGGCAAGTCTCTGGCGGGTGTCAGCGGGCTTGAGGATGCGCTCAGTGTCGTCAGCCAGAACAACAGCAACGCCTACGCATCGCTCGAGGCTTACAACCGCGACCAGGGCCGCACGGCCAATATCGTCAGCCAGCTGGAAGCCGCAAACGGCAAGCAGCTGACTGCAGCTGAGAAGTCTGTTCAGAGCTTGCAGGTGAGGATCGAGCAGGCGAAGAAGTCTTACGATCTGCAGATCGCTCAGTACGATGCCCAACTAAGCCTTGCCCAGGCGCAGATTGACGCGCTCAACGGCGTGGACAACTCGGTGGTGTCGGTGGCCATCGCTGTCCAGAACTTGAGCCAGGCGGTATCGGGCGCTTTATCGGTCAAGGATGCCAGTGCGGCCAAGCTAAACACCTACGAGAACAACGCCGCGATAGTGCGTGCCGTATATCGAACGGTGCTGGGGCGTGAGGCTGAGGCTGGAGGGTTGGCGGATTGGACTGGCGCGCTGAGCGGTGGGTTATTGACCTATGACGCGCTGGTGCAGGCTATCGCAACGTCGGGCAAGGCAAATGGAGAAACCATCAAGATACCCGGCTTTGCCAGTGGCGGTAGCTTCGGCGGCGGCTTGCGTTTGGTTGGCGAAAGAGGGCCAGAGCTGGAGGTTACCGGCCCCAGTCGCATCTACAACGCTAGCCAGACTGCATCGCTGCTCAGCGGCGGCCAGGGGGGCATTAGCTCTACGGAAATACGAGAGCTCCGGGCCGAGCTGAAGTCGGCGTTATTCGCCATTGCCAAGAACACTCAGAAAGCTGCCAAGAACACTGATCTTCTACCGCAGAAACTGGAACAGGAGCTGTACCCGTGAGGATCATTGAGCCCGTCGAAATCACCCCAGCCATGGCGGTGATGGAGGCGTTTTTGGTGGAGCCCAATGCTGAGCCGTTGGTGGTTCAGGTTGGGCAGCCTTTCCAGGTGGCATCGATGCTGACTAACGTTCCAGAGGTCGACAACCCGCTGTGGGTATCGACTAAGTCTTACGCAGTCGGCGATGCCGTGATGCTAGACCACCGGAACTATGAAGCGCTCGTGGCCAATAGCAACAAAAGCCCGGCCGGCAAGCCTACAGATCCGCCAACCTGGTTGGATCTGGGGCCGACAAACCGATGGAGGATGTTCGATGACAAGATCGGCACGGTCACTACCAACCCTGAAAGCATCTCGCTGACCATCGCCCCGGGTAGAGCGGTTGATTCATTGGCTTTCTTCGGCTTGGATGCCGCATCGATCTACGTTCGAGTGGTCGATCCCTACCAGGGCATTGTGTATCAGTCGAATGTCTCACCGGTCTCAACCGATGGGATCAACGACTGGTACGACTACTTTTTCTCCCCGGTTGAGGTCAACGAAGACTTCGTGCTGCTGAACGTTCCGGTAGGCAGTTACGGCTCCATTGAGATCACTGTCGCTAAGCCCGCGGGTATTGCTCGAGTCGGTGCACTCATTCTGGGTAAGGCTGCGACCCTAGGTGAAGCGCTATACGGGACCTCAGTCGGTATTACCGACTACAGCCGCAAGGAGCGGGACGACTTCGGCAATACAGTCATCGTAGAGCGGGACTACTCCAAGCGCGCTGAATTCGACGTGATGGTACCCACCAGCATGGTCTCGCAAGTGCAGCGCTTGCTCAGCAAGTACCGGGCAAAGCCGCTGGTATGGATTGGAGAGGCAAGCTACCAGTCGACGATCCTCTACGGCTACTACAAGGAATTCAACCTGGTTATCAGCGGCCCGACGGCGTCGGACTGCTCAATCTCTGTCGAAGGACTCATCTGATGGCGACACCAACTATCACGCCTTTGCCTGAGGCGCCCAGCCGGCAGAACTCGGCCGGCACCTTCGCTACGCTCGCTGACAACTTCATGTCTGCTCTACCGCAATTTGCGGACCAGATGAACCAGGCCATCGATTACATAGGCGATCAAGCGGAGGCGGCAGCCGAAAGCGCTCAACTTGCCAGCAAGAACGGTGCGGCGCAGGTTGAACTGGCTGCTCAGCGGGCGTCATCTGCATCGCAGAGCGAGCGATCTGCTGGCCAGCAGGCTGCTGCTGCCAAGACTCAGGCTGACGCTGCCAAAGGTTACCGTGATACAGCCCAGTCTGCGGCGGCCGCGGCGCAGGGGGCGGCTGGCCTCCCTGCATTGACTGGAAAGGGTGGGCTTCCTCTCGTGGTGAAGCCTGATGGCTCTGGCGTGGAATACACCGGCAGTCTAAGGCGCTACGATCTTGATGTAGCTACGACGACAGCGGTACTCGATCTGAGCCTGAGCCAGGTCTTCAAGGTCAACGCAAGCCAGCAGCGGTCCCTTACCTTTGCCAATCCGCCTGCTGCCAACCGGGCCATGTCGGTGGTGCTGCATATCACCGGCAAATCAAACATCGCCTGGCCGGCGGGGATTCTCTGGAACAACAGCCAAGTCCCCGTGCTCGGCAATGCCTGGACGACGGTGATCCTGATCTGGATCGGCGATGGCTGGGTGGGTTCAGTGGGAGCTCGAGCATGATTGAGGCTGCTTTGATGGGAGGAGCGCTCCCGGGGCCTTGGTCTGCTTGGCAGCTAGTGGGTTCGAGCAGTCTGCTTGCAAGCGGCGCCGCCACGGTTGAGGCCAAGGTGCCCGCCGGCGTTCAGCCAGGCGACCTGGTTGTCACGATCATGTCTCCACTCAACGAAAACATCCAGACCACGATGTCGGCAAAAGGCTGGCAACACTGGGTCGGGGGTATTCAGGATTACGTCTGCACTGCACGCTTTGTCGAGGGTCTTTCACCTCCGGCATATACCCGGGCGGGATCGAACTCGATCTTCGTGTCCGTTCTGGTTTTCAGGTCGCAGGGTTGGTCTGCCGTGAAGCTTGAGGCACATCTCGCCCCGGCAAGCCCGGTCAACGTTACCACTCAGCTTCAGAATGTCCTGCTGCTGGCTATCGGTATCACCCCAAAGACAACGCGCGGTTGGGCTGTGGCGATGACTGGTGCTGAGCCTACGGCCAGAGTTGAGCGAACGCTGGCGCCTGCCCTCCAAGCCTATTCGGCCAACATCGATTTTCCGCACGAGATAAGTGGAATCGCTGTAGATGCCCTTTCTGGAGCCGAAAGGAACCTGATCCTCACCGTTTACTGACCCATCCAAATTCAAGCGAACCGGCACAGGCCGGTTTTTTTTCGCCCGGAGAAAAGTCCATGGCTTACAACAGCGCCCACACCGGGCCAGAAATTGATGCAGCGGTGCAGTTGCTCGGGCAGATCCAGGAAGCGCGAGACTCTACCAGCCAGGATCTGAGTAAGGTCAAGGATCTGGCTTCCCAGGTTAAGGTCGATGCCGCCCAAGTCGCTGGGCAGACCGAAGTCGTAACCAGCAAGGCGTCGCAAGTTTCTCAGGACGCGGCCGCGGTGGAGCAAGCTCGCCAGGAAGTTGTCGGCGCCTCCGCGACCGCCAATGAAGCCATGGACGCGGCCTCCCTCTCAGCCGCCTCTGCCCTCGATAGCCAGAGTGCGGCGAGCATCAGCGAACAGGCAGCGGCTAGCAGCCAGTTGGCAGCAGGACTTTCAGAGCAGGTCTCGGCTGAAAGCGCTTCGGAAGCAAAAGCTGCTGCCGACCAGGTTGCGGATGACCGAAGATCTGCCGCAGAAAGCGCGGCAAGTGCAGCCGCGAGCGCGCAGAACGCCCAGGCAGTTGTTACGGGCGGCACTGCTTCTGTGAACCCAGGTCCTGGGCTCATTCCATTGGCGGATGCTCAGGGCAAGATTGATGAGGAATGGCTGCCGGAGAGCATTGCTCGAACGGGCGACGTTCAGGCCGCAGTCGATGCCGCCGCGCAGGCCGTCGATACAGCTGCGGAAGCGCAATCCCGCACGGAACGCTTCCTGCTGCCATCGCCAGAAGCGCCAGTCGTTCGAGATGATGGCTCTCCGCTTCAGGTAGGTGACAGATACTTCAATGCGGTAGACCAGGAAGAACTCATCTACACCAATGATGGATGGCAGGCGAATGATAGCCTGCAAGCCATTGCTGAGCTCAGGGGGGAGATTTCAGAGGGCCCCATCGCTCAGGGCGTCCCTCGTGCCGACAGCGCTGGGAAGATCAACCCCGATTGGCTTGGTGGTTTTTTCTATGACTATACTGAGCTTCGCGCCTACCAAGGGAATTCCGGCCGTATTGTCGTCACCCGGCCGGGCCTGTATGGAGAGTTCAGAAGCCTTGGAGTGATCCCTGGCTTCATCGATACCGACGGGACATACATCGTCACGGTAACTGGCGTGGTGTATGAGCGAATCCACGATGGGAGGATCAACGTCCATTGGTTCAACTGTCCGCTTGACGGCGTTACCGATGGCACCGCGGCATTCGCAAAATGGACTTCCCAACTCAAGATCGGGCGAGCGTTGATTCCGCCCGGCAAGTACGTGGTCAGCGAAATTAATTTCAAGACAGTCGGCCAAAGCCCTACGATCGGCGGGCTAGACGTCGAAGCAACTGGCGCTACTATCGTCAGCGAATGCGCAGTGCGCGCCGATAGCTGCAAGCGGCTGACTATCAAGGGCCTGGAAGGATTTAGCACCGACCTCCACCTGAACGGCGCATGGTTTTCGCAGATGAAGGATCTGAAAATGCGCTTGCTGATCTGCGGGTCGGCGCGGGGAACGGTATTCTCTGACAACTACTGGAACACGTTCATTGGCGGCCAGTTCCAAGCCATCATGACTCATCAGAACTCGACGGCGCCGAGTAACAAATTCGACTTCATCAACGTTGCGCTCCGCGGTAACGCTAGTCAAGGATACGCTCAGGCGCAGGACTACGCCTTCCGCTTCATGGCCAACCAGAATGTACAGTCGTGGACATGGCACGGTGGTGACATCAGCTACCACACGGTTGACATTTTGTATGCTGACCCTGCGAATACCGCCGACATCGAAATGCTGTTCGATGACACTTATCTCGACAGCAAGTATGTTCGGCTCAAGTCTCGGCCGAAGACCAGGATCCGTACCGATTCTCATGCGGCCAATGAAATGCCGTACTTTGCCGCTATCTCTGAAGTCGCCCGGGGTTCTTCAAGCGGGTATCGATCGGACCGAGCCGCAGGATGGAAGAGCGACACGGGCTACAACCTGGTGCCTAACGGTGACTTTTACGACGTTTTGCCTTCGTATGTAGGAGCTGGCTTGCCTGTAGGGTCTGCCAACAGCTCCTCTATCACTCCGAAGACAGGGGCATCCTTTTCTGGAGGAATCCGAGGAAACTATCTCAACATCAATCAGGCGCTCACCGCTTCGAACTCTGTCAGGATCAGACCTAAAGCCCTGCCGACAACCGCTAGGTGCAGTTGCGTGCTTGTGGCGAGAAATGCAGCATCCGGTAGCAAGACGCTAAGAGTCTCGTTCTCCGGGCTCTTCTTCAGTGCCACTCTGACTGATAGTGAATGGTCAACTGTCAACATGACGACTGGAGCTGATATCCCTGCGGGCACTGTATCGGATATCCAGATTTATACCGATGACGGAACACCATTCAATATCGATATATGCTACGCAGGGGTCTTCGTGGGCGAGACTCCAATGCTTTTCCTGCCCGCAGATAGGCATCAAAAGCTATACGGATCGGTCGCTTGGAACCCTCCAAGCGTAGCGCCCGGTCAACAATCCCCTCCCCAGACAGTGACCGTCCCAGGGGCCAGCATTGGTGATTTCACTGACGCAGCCTTCACCTTGCCGCTGGGTGGAACTGCCCTAAAGGCGAGCGTATCAGCTCAAGACACGGTTGAGGTCTTCCTAAGAAACGACACTGGGTCAGCCATAGACTTGGGCGCAGGAACGCTCAGGGTGCGCGTGGAGAAAGCTTCTTACTAAATAAGATATCGTGTTGGTTCTGAGCCCGATGTTAAATCGGGCTCAGTTTCATCAAACAGCCTCTAGGTAATAGCTGTGAGACTTTGGAAGCCCTAAAGGTTTCCATATTTCCGATATTAGCTCTTTTTCTGTGTCGGTTAATTGAGGTAGGCGCTTCCGGTGCAGCCCGAAAACAAAATACTTTCCAGATAGCAGGTCGTTGAGGAATCGCTCTACGATATCATGGTCTTGCGGCCAAGTAGTGTAAAGCGTCTCGCAGAGCTTGCCCGAGGCTTGATAATAATCGCCAACGCAGCCAATTTTTTGCATGAATGCAAAGTAGAGGAAGAACTCGCTTACCTTTTTAAGGGCTGGCGCAGTAGAAAGACTGCCAGATCCCTCCAGGCGGGCGTCAGACTTAATCCTGCTTAACATAAGCCTTACAAGTTCGGGCTTCATGGTGTAAGGGGTGATAGTTGGCATAGAGGCGCCAGGATAATTGTCGACGCCGAAAAACTCGTTGGAGCCAAGAAGAAGAGGCTCCAATAGTGGAGATGGGTGTGAAAATGTAGTTTTGGCTTTTTCGCCTTCAAAGAAATCTGAAACTAGCGTATCCTTTACGAAGTGGTTTTTTGCGTCAAGCACAATTGCCCAGTCTGCGCTGGAGTCTGCCACCGAAAAAAGTTTAAGGTATTGCTGGTCTTTCCATCCGTCAGTTCCGATCTCTAAATATTTAGTAGATGAAACGATCTCAGTCTTTCGGCGAAGTGCTAAAGAGATGTTAGTGTTTAAAAAGTTTTCAATGCTTTCTCTGACGGCGCTCTCATTCTTGTCATTAACTACGATTCGGTATTTCGATATCGCGCTATGATCAAATTTTTTATCTATTGAAAGTGCTTGTAGTTCATGCAGCCTTGAGTCGCCGGTAAAGGTTATAGTATGGATTTCGATAGACATGCCCTTTCCTTAAATTATGGCTGTTAGTGTTATACGATAAAGTAATGACGTGCATCGTAGCAACCATCGATCAGAGCTAGGAAACGGCACCATCTAGCGGAGCAGGGCGGAATTTGTCAAAGCGCCATTGACATTAAGCTTTATTGGTGGTAACGAAAGATCTCGGCAACCTTGCTGAGGGCCTTCGATGTGGGCTTTAAGGCTGGAGGGAACGTTTTGTAAGGCAGCGTGATCCACATTGCTAGTGTGTCTATCGCAGCTCGCGCAAGGAGATAAGATGGCTGTTAGTAAAGTATGGGTGGGCCTAGCAATGGCTGCGTGTGGCATCCACCCTGTGGTAGCTGCCGCATTCGATGTGTACGGATTCATCCCCTACAAAACTCGATTAGTGGATGGCGCGGCCGTCAAGGCTGAGCCTGATCAGGCCTGGCTTGCAGAGCTTGGAGTGAGGACCATTGAGGTTGTGTATGATAATAAAATTTTAAGTTTTCCAAGAACAAAAGATAGAAAAAACAATGCGACTATAAGTGAAGCAAAAGTTAGGGTTGTTGCCGCAGATTACCAAAAAAAACAATCTCATATGATTTCGCTTGATCTCGAAAGCTGGGATCGGTTTGATGAAAGAACACCATCCCGAATTCTAGAGGCGATTGGCTTGTATAGGAAATCCCATCCAGAAGCGATTATCGGCCTTTATGCGACAGTGCCTCAGAATACGTTTGGATGGTCTGCGAGTAAAGTCAAAAAGTATGACGAAATCAACGCAAGGTATAATGAGGTTGCGGCTTCGGTGGATTATTTTAGCCCATCTCTTTATAACTACAGTGGGAGTGGCTTCGAAGCTTGGCTTGAAAGTGCGCGCTACAATATCAGCGCTGCCCGAAAATATTCTACCTCCAAAAAAATCATTCCTTATATAACCCCGGAGGTTGGCGAGGGTCGAGCTACGCGCTGGCTATCTTACGACGAGATGAGTCAGCGCTTACGAGCGCTAGAGTCTCTGGGGGCTGATGGTTGCATCGTATGGGGCAGCAGCCGGTCCCGCGATTCTTCAGGGGCCGCGCCGGTCTTGGACCCTGAAAGCGGATGGCTCAGGGCTGTATCTGACTTCGCGCAACGCCGAAAGGAGTCGTGAGTGCGGGCAGCATGTCCAGGTTTTTGCACAGAAAATAACCACGCGGACTGGAAAACCTATTGGTTTTGATGTAGATAGGGCCCCTCATGCAAACAAGCTGGAGCTGCCAGATGGAAAAGATGGATCTAGAGTTCGATCGCAAGGACTTCTGCAATAGCCTTACGAGAATCGAGGCAAGCCTCAATATGGCGGGTGATCATTTATGGGACATTATAGATGCTTGGCCTCAGTTCAGTGAAAGTGTGTTGAAAGGTTATGCTCAAATCAACGTAGAGCGGGAAGCCAAGCTCGTAACCGGTAGAGTTCTTGGAAAACCATTCACCATCAAGGTTGCTCCGGTGGTGTCAGACGGTTTTTGCCACTTTGAAGCGACGATTGTCACCGGCTCGCCACTGAAGGGCTCTGATCGGGTTGTTGGGGTATTCCGGGCTGACCACAACGGGGATATCAAGGGGGCCAATGGCGAAGTAATCTTGAGCAATGAGGCGGATGCTCAAAGCTGTGAATTGCTTGTCGCCGTTATCCGTAAAGTGCTTGCCTCCCGGGAATCGCTTCAGACGCAAGATTCGGCGCTCACCGAGTGATACCCGGCATCTTCTAATCTGGTGCTCTTTGCGGTCGCGAGGAGCAGTAGAGGCCCGGGCAGCGTTGCTCAATCCCTAGTCCCTTTGTGATTTCCTCCCGGCTGGTGATTGTGCCCAGGCTCACTCCCCTCTTGCAGCATCCGCAAGAATTTAAGCCGCGGTTGCGCTCATGAATGTATTTTCATCTGGGCCCGCATGGCGCAAGCAGATGCTACACTGAGCACCTTTTTTGTTCAGATCAGTACGGATGCCATGAGTACCTTAAGGGACAATAAATTGCATGCTGCTATCAAAGCTTGCAAAGTCAGTTTTCTGTCGGTTGGGTTTTTCAGCTTATTTGTGAATGCTCTAATGCTGGTCCCGACCTTTTTTATGATCCAGGTTTCAGGTCGAGTGGTGCCTTCGGGTAACACTTCAACCCTTGGGATTCTGACCATCGTCCTGACAGGCTTGATTGTCACGTCCGGCTCATTAGAATGGGTGCGCTCTAGAATTCTGGTTCGAGTCAGCAACCGACTTTCTGTTCTACTCAGTTCGGACGTCTACCGTGCAAGCTTTAAACGCGCACTCAATAGCGGTGGTACTGATGCAACGGCCCAATCGCTAAATGACCTAACCGCACTTAGGCAGTTCTTCACCGGCTCAGGAATTCTTGCCGTCTTTGACGCTCCCTGGTTCCCGGTATATACAGCGGTCATGTTCCTGTTTCATCCTTGGTTGGGCTGGTTTACTATCGGGTGCGCACTAGTGCTTATTGTGCTGGCCGTGATAAATCATAAAGCTACAGGAAAGGTTACCGCTGAAGCAAATAGGCAGATCGTCGAGTCTAATGTTACCACGACCAAGCTCCTGCGTAATGCTGAGGTTATCGAGTCGATGGGTATGCTTGAGACGCTGATGAACAGATGGGCGAGTCGACAGCGAAAACTGTTAAGGATGCAATCCGACGCAGGCGACCAGGGAGCACTCATAAGCTCAGTTTCCAAAACCTTTCGTACATGGTCACAATCCATTGCGCTCGCCATTGGTGCCTACCTAGTTGTTACTCATCAGATTAATCCTGGTCTCCTCATAGCAGGGTCTTTGCTATTGGGGAGAGCTCTGGGGCCGATTGATCAAGTCATCGGAAATTGGAAGGGTTTCATTTCAGCCAAGGTCCAGTATGACCGCTTAAGCAAGGCAATGAGAGATCTGCGTGCTGAGCCCGAGAGTAAAAAACTTTCGCCTCCTACGGGGTGTATTCATGTCGAGGGCTTAGTAGTAACCCCTCCTGGTGGTTCGACGCCAGTCTTGCGGGGTGTCAGTTTTTCTGTTCCCGCTGGTTCTATTGTTGGAGTCATTGGCTCGAGTGGTGCAGGTAAGTCAACGCTAGGACGTGCACTCTTGGGAATCTGGCCTTGCGAACGCGGCGCCGTACTCCTCGACAATATTGACATCACTGATTGGAATAAGCACGACCTTGGTCCATATGTAGGGTACTTGCCTCAAGACATCGAGCTATTTGAAGGCTCCATCAGCGAAAATATCTCTCGCTTCGAGACTGTTGATCCAGAGAAGGTCGTTCAGGCGGCAAAAATTGCCGGGGTGCATGAGATGATTCTCATGCTACCCGACGGCTACGAGACCGTCATTGGTAGTGAGGGGGTCAACCTATCCGGCGGCCAACGTCAACGGCTCGGTCTAGCCCGAGCGATCTATGATATTCCTAGGCTGATAGTCCTCGACGAGCCGAATTCAAACCTTGATGAATTAGGTGAGCGTGCTTTGGGGGCTGCTCTCGAAAGGCTCAAAGAGTTAGGGTCAACAGTTTTCATTGTCTCGCATCGGCCAAACGTCCTTACACGCTTAGATCGCGTACTTGTGATGTCGGAAGGAGTCGTTTCCCTATACGGCGAGCGCGATAAGGTGATCGAACAGCTGGCGCGTCAGAAGGGCCTTACTCAGCAGCAACCTATCAATCAGCCATCCAGTCAAGCTAACTCCACTGCGTGACCGCAAGATTCTATCTGCCCTAATTATGAAGATTTGGCAAGTACCTCGTGATCGGGAATTTAGGGCGGTCATCAAGGCGGGGTGACTTACAGGGCAGCAGAGGCCCGCGTAATGCGGGCCTGCGTGCTAGCAAGCTTGAGGCGCCTTTATTTCATTATGACGCGTTGTGGTACCTCAATATACGGTCAGTCTGGGTGATCCAGAATTTTTTATCAGGATTAAGAGACAAAAATATACGCGAAATCAATGTATTGGAGTCAAAGAACTCTTCCATGCTCAAAAGCCCTAGGCCCGATTCGCGCAGGTAGGTGTTGTACAGTTTCATAAGTTTTGCTTCCTTGTTGTTTAGGAAGTCCTGTACGTTAATTTCCTTGTCTAAAAGTATTTCCCAGTTGGCGTATGTGTAGGCGGGGCGATACCCTGGGTCTATTAGTTCTGGTGGTATTGTCTTTGCTTCTTCGGGGTTGGCTTGAATTAGATTTTTAATGTCACCCGGATTGCCCCATGACTGGTACTCGTCAGCAAGCGCCTTAGCGCAAGCTGTCTTTAATAGTCGGCTGCCGCTATTCCCGCCGAAAAACTGCTCGCTATGCCAGTAAATTGAATTGTTTGTCAGTTCAAAAGTTTGCAAAAAGTTCTTAAAGACGATCGTATCGGCATCCATCCAGAAACCGCCATTTTGAGCCACATACGCCATCCTTATGTAGTCGCTTTTGGCTACGATCGCTTTTATTTCGGGGTCTTGTTCTTTTTCTCTGGGTTTGAAAGCCCATGACTTCTCTTGAAAATCACCCTGCAGAAACTCAGAAATATTATTTTCATGCAAAAGAAGGAATGACGGCCCAAGCGCTAGTCGCATTGTGGCTATGCAAAGCGCGATATAAGGTGGCATTGTTTTTCCTGGGGCTGACTCCCAGTAAGTTACAGCCTTCATTTTACATCCTGATTTGTAAAATCTCGAGAATACCACGTTGTAGGTATAGCGCCACCTGATCGCCCACCCTCGCCTCGAACTATAGAATTCCCGGTGCTGCATCCTGCTTAGCATGAGTTGCTCGCAATTACCCATCTATGCCCGCCCAGTGCGGGCTTTTTTACACCTGGAGAAAACCATGACCACATCCCGCGGTGTCCGCAATAACAACCCGGGCAACATCGATTTCAACCCCCGCAACGCTTGGCAGGGCCAGCTCGGCCTGGAAGTGGGGGTCGCCAAGCCGCGCTTTGCCCGCTTCGACCAACCGGAGAACGGCATACGGGCCCTGGGCAAGCTGCTGCTCAACTATCGGGGCAAGGACGGCATGCCCGGAGTGGGCCGGCCTGGTATCGATACCCCGCTCGAATTCATCAGCCGCTGGGCGCCGGCGAGCGAGAACGACACCAACGCCTACGCCCAGGCTATCGCCAAGCGCTTGGGTGTCGGCGTGCGCGATTCGATCGACATCTCCAAGCCGCAGACCCTGCGCGAGTTGGTGGTGGGCATCATCGTGCACGAGAACGGTGGAAACCCCTACAAGGCCGAGGTAATCGACGAAGGCGTGCGGCGGGCGCTGGCATGAGCTGGCCGGCGCGGCTGGGCCTGCTGGCCCTGGTGTTCGCGTCGTACTGGGGCGCTTACCAGCACGGGCGGTCGGTGGAGCGCAACCAGGCACTGGCCACATCGGCGCACCGGGATAGCGGCGACCGGTTGGCCGAGGTGATCGGCGAGCGCGAGGCCAGGCAGGAAGAACAACGACGCGCCGAGGCGCAGGAGGAGGGGAGAGCTCATGCATACGAACAACACCAGGCGGCTGATGCTGGCGCTGCTGGCGCCGATGCTGCTGGCCAGCGGCTGCACGACGAAGGCGCTAAGCTCGCCGCCACCGTCAGTTGCCCCGGCACGGATACCGCCGCTATCGCCCGAGGCCAGGCAGCCACCCGCGCCGCCATGGTGCTCTCCGACCTGCTCGCACGGGCTGATGCTCGAGCGGGAGAACTGGCGAAAGCTTATGACCAAGCCCGAATAGCAGGACAGCTGTGCGAGGCGTCCTATAATGCTTTGACCAAGTAGGGGTGCCCCTGATGGACAAAGATGAATTGGCCGAAGCTATTGAGGCAGGTGATCCACTGATCGAGCAGTCGATGGAGGCTCTCAAACGTTATTGGGAAGCCAGGGGCTACGGAGCGCCGCCTGAAGAGGTTGAGCGCCTGCGAATCTATTCAGAGTCGCTGGGCCAGGCGGTTTCGGATTATCAGCGTCGAGTCATCGCCAAGGCTAGAGGCAAGGAACTGCCTCCTCTGCATTGATCAAATCCGTTGACCGGCAGTTGCCCGGTGCATCCACAGGTCATAACATACTGTTCAAATATCCAGTATCGGTGCTCTATGGCAAAGTCACTTCCACCTCAGTGGATATCTGAGCTCAACGATAGTCACGCTTTGGTGACAGACCCAGATGGGCGTGAAGCAGTGCTTGCTGAAATGGCGCTCGCCGCGCACCGTCGCCGTGAGGTAGACGATTTGCAGCTCACCGACATGCTTGAGCTCGCGGAGGCTGCGCGACTGTGGGCCCTGCTCGAGCAT